TGGTAGCGCAGAGCGCGTCATTCGACAATTTCGCACAGAACTCATAGCACACTCGGCGTTTATATGTGGTGAACCTCATGTTCTGGGGGGTTTATATGAGCGAAACTAATGATATATGCACAAATGGCCCCATCTCATGTGCGTATATGCACAGGGGGATTCCTGGTCCCCGCGTCCGCCCTGAATCCGGTCCTGCCATCTGGCATCAAAACCCGGAAACCCTGCCATATGGCATCCTCGATTTACGCCGGAGCGCATAACCCCGGAATATACGCCGGAGCGCAAAAGCCCTGCCGCCTGGCCGCCTGGCGATCTTGCCGATCTTCGTTGCCGATCTTGTGCCTATCAAAAACCCCGGGTGCTTGGCATGTATCAGACCGCGATACGCTCGGGAAATTTTTGGCCCGGAATCCGGTCGAGACAGCCTTTTTCGGGGTGGAACACTGGAACACGCTGGAACACGTCCATTCGGTTTATGTGTTCCGGGCATTTAGGCCATATAAACAAGGGGTCTAAGGGGTAGGTGGAACACTGGAACACTAAACAAACTATAAAAGAATAATATAAAATATATACACTAATAAGTAGTTTAATGGTTAAACTATATAATATGTGTCGATTCTCCACAGAGAGATAGGAAAGTAACTGTTCCGGGGGGTACGTGTTCCACCCTGGAGGGCCGTTTTCCGGGATTCCGGTCATTGAGACGGGAAGTTACCCCCGGCTCCCGTTGAAAAATCAGCATCCGCTTGAAATTTCCACCGAACGTAGACCTAAAACGATCTCTGTTTGGGTCATTCTACGATCTGTAGATTCAGACCGCGAACGATTCCGATTTCACCCGTCCGTTGAAACAGGGCTTCCGGGCAAAGAAAAACCCCGCTCAGACGAAGCTGGCGGGGCTGAAAAGTTGGTTGCCCCAGGGTGGGGGCGCGGTCGAAACAGTAAAATAGAGGCCCTTTCTTTTCTCTGTGATACTCGCGACTGGTCCCCGCCGCCGGGATACCGTTGATCTCAGGACAAGAGGTCGTCCAGGTCGTCGTCCCGAGCCGTGAGTTCGCTCACCGAGACGTACTCCAAATCGCTGCGCGGGTCGTCGGCGGGGAACCGGCTGTACCAGCGCGCCTTGCGGCCCAGCCGCCGCACAGAGCCGGAACCTACAGCCTGCCAGCCCTCCATCTTGGAGAGCGCCGTGCCGATCGTCTTGTCCGCAGCCGCCCGCAGGTCGCGGATGATGGGGTTCGACGCCAACTCCTGCCGGATCATCGTGGCCGTCACCAGGTTGCGGACGAAAAGCCCGTCACCAGGATCGTCGTCGTCGAAATCCTCGTTGCCCGGGGTGTCGATCTGCTGCTGGGAGACCTCGTTATCCAGCCAGGCCCCGACGACCTCCGCCACCGGCTCGTGGGGCATCGTCTCGCGGCTCTCAGACTGCAAGCGGCGGGCTTCGGCCTTGGCCTCGGGAGAGGTGAAGTGCAGCGGCAGGAACCCCTTGGGCTGGTCTTTTCGCATTTGCAGGTAAATCTCGCGGGCCTCGGCCCAAAGCTGCGGGATGATCGGGACCAGGTTCTCAAAGTCGATCTTGTTCCACTCGTGCGTATCGGTCAGGACCGGGCAGAAGCGGCGGTTCTCCTCGTCGCGCAGGTAGTGGTTCGCGTTGGTCGTGCCCATGTAGATGCACATCCGCATGAAGTCCTCGGGGTTCGCCCGGTAGGACAGGCGCACGGTGTCTCGGGTCGCGGTGAAATACGCCTTAATGTCCTCGATCATGCCCTTCGACATGCCCTTGAGTTCCGGCACCTCCAGGATGAATTTCGCCATCGTGGACTCGGCCATCTTTTTCGTGTCGTGGAAATCCCCCGAGAGCGATCCGGCAAAGCCGAGACCCAGGGCCTCGATCAGACCGGACTTACCGCCGCCCTGCTTGCCGCCCAGGATCGGCACCAGGTCGAAGCGGTGGCCCGGCTCGTACAAGCGGGTGATCCCGGCCACGAACCAGACGGTTGCCAGTTCGGAGTGGTAGGCGTTGTCGGTGCATCCGAGCCAGTCCTGGAAAAAGGTGCCGATCCTCGGCACGCCGTCCCAGATGTGGCGCTCGATCTGATCTATGACGGGGTGGTAGCTGTTCTTCTGAGCGGCCTGTGAGAGCGCCTGCTCCACATCCTGCTTGGTGAAGGCCACACCCAGCCCGCCCTGGTTGGAGGGGGTCGCCAGGAGCCGCATGAGCGCCGCCGTGTCGTTGTCAGCCCAGCGCCGCCCGGCTATCGGGTCCTTGATCGGGGCCTGCTCCAGCGTCACGTTTTTGAAATCGAGTAGCTTGCGGGTGTAGTGGCCGTGGTCCATCTCGTTGTACCAGACCGTGTTCGCGATCTTGCTGAAACCGCAGATGATCGAAAAGCAGTTGTGCAGCCCCTTTTCGATATTGCCGTTCTTGTCGAGGACCAGGGCGTCTTTCCAGTTCGACTTTTTCTCGGCCTTCTCCTCCGGCTCGTCCTCGTCGTCGGGATCGTCGTCGAAATCATCCGCGATGTCGTGGTTGGCCTCGTCGTCCTCGGGTGCATCACCTAGCAATTCTGCCAGGTCGTCGTCGATTTTCGAGGATTCCGCTTTGGGCGCTGGCCCGAGCAGATCGTCGATGTCGATGTCAGAAAAACGTGTATCTTTTTCGGACTCGTCCTCGTCCTCGTCGTCGTCATCCCATTCGTCGTTTGACACCAGGTCGGCCAGGCGCTCGGCCTTCACCTCGGGGTCGTTCTCCGCGAATTTCCACATCGCCTTAAACGAGGGCATCTGGCCCGGCGAGGTGTTTGCGTGGGCGTCCTTGTCGAGGTGCCCGAACTTGTGAATACGCAGCAGGTCGAAAGCGTTCGCCTGGCCGCCGATCGGGTCCGAGCCGTGGTGCGACTGGAGGAACAGGCCGCCGTCGTACACGATCGCGCCGTTGAAGGTCCCGCCAGGGGCGTAGCTGTAGCGCGGGTGGCTGCCCGTCGAGTCACCGGGGACGTAGATGTCGCTCAGATGCTCACCGATCACGTCCTCGACCGTATAGGTCCGGCACCAGGCTCCGATGACTCCCGGCTTCTCGCGGGGGTCCTCCATCACCTCGCCCGACCGACGCACCTCGTCCTCGTGGGTCTGCGTCGGCCAGGAGGCCACGTTGGCCCAATCGGGGTTCTCTGCCAGGACGGCGTCAACGTCGATGACGGCCCCCTCGTTTTCGTCGGTCCAATACTCCTGGTTCTTGGAGATGGACGGCAGGTACATGATCTGATTGTCCCGCATTGACACGATGTCGGGGATGTCGATGCCCTGCTGCGGGTCGTTCGCCAGATCGCAGGCGATGTACCGGGTGATTGCCTCGGCCTCCACCATCGTCATCAACCGGGAGGTCGGGATCATCATGCGGACGCGGGGTTTCTCGGGGCAGTGCGAGCGGGTGGTGTGCATGAACCATTCCCACTGCGCGGTCGGCACCTCACCGGCCCGGATCGCGTCAAGCTGCTCGACCGACACATAGTCCAGGTCGAACGCGATCATCGTCCGGCCTTTGATATGGGTTTTCCGGCGGACGCCGTCGTCAAACAGGGCGGGCACCCAGCCACCGGCTGCGGCCTTCTTCTCGGCCTGGACCTCTTTGCCTTCTTTGGAGTCCCCCAGGGCGTGATAGGCCGCGAAGGTGATGGTCGGGTCCTTGAGGATGTTCTCCTCGTCGAACATCTTTTTGAACCCCGTCCAGGTCTTTCGCTGGCCCTTCACAAAGCCACGGCTTCGGCCCTTGCTCCGGCTGAATTTGACGATCAGGTTTTCGGTGTCGCTCATTTTCGGCTCCCGCGTGTTTCATTTATTCTGGTTGCGGGGAGATTCAGCCGAGGAGGTCGTCTACCTCTACGTCGGCCTGGGGGCCTTCGCGGAACTCGTCGTAGCCGTCGAGAACGTAGGGGATCAGGTCCTCCCAATAGATCACACGGATCGCGGCGTCGGTGCGGGAGAGTTCCATGATCCGCAGGGCAACATTCTGCTTGAGAAGGTCACGCTGGCGGAGTGCGCGGTAGATCGCCTCATGGGAATAGCCGATGTCCTTGGCGAAATTCGGCACGTCAAAGACGCCGCGTTCGCTTCGGTGATTCGGGAAGGTCTCGGAGAGGAAATCGTACAGCGGGCCAAAGGAATAACGACGGCGGGGCTGTGCTGTGGCAGTATTGCTCATTGTATTGTGGCTCCATTTTCTTGCCTGTGGGCCGCCCATTACTACCATTCGTCACCCAAAAACGTAAAGATAACTTTTTGGTTGAAACCACAAGATGTAGTGGGCTACGTTTGCTGTGTCGGCAGATTCGCCGCCGAAACCTAAATCACCATTGAGGAGCAGCACATGAGCATCGAAACGCTCATCGCGGAACTGACGACCGCGATCAAAGACAACACCGCAGCCCACGCCAAGCTGGCCGAGGTTGCGACCGCAGCCGCGAGGGGCAAGGCCACGACGACGGCCAAAGAGGAGCCGAAAGAGGAGCCGAAAGAGGAGCCGAAAGAGGAGGCCGAGACCCCAGCGGCCAAGAAGAAGCGCCTGGCAGCCGAGAAGAAGAAGGCCGAGGCAGAAGCCAAGAAGAAGGACGAGGCAGAAGCCGAGAAGGGCGAAGCCGAGAAGCCCGAACTGGCTGAGTCCGTCACGCACGACGAACTGCACAAGCTGGCGGGTAAGTTCCTGGCCTCCGATGACGCGGATGTCCGCGACAACGCCAAGTCTAATTTCGTCGGCGCTCTGGCCCACCTGGGCGCGAAGAAGCTGACGGAACTGGAGGATGATGCCCAGCGTGCCCGCGTGGCAGGCTACATCACATACTGGATGGCCGGGCTGGAGGTCGATTTCGATGAGATCGACGCCCTGATCCCGGACGCGGAAGGTGACGACGACCCACTCGGGTAAGCCGTCCCCAGGGGCCGCCCTTTTTCCTCCCTGTTGGGGGCGGCCCCTGCCTTGAATTTCACCTGAAAGGTTAAAGATGACCCGCAAACCCTTCGCCCTTCCTGACTCCAACCCCAAAAGCGCCTACGGCACGGCGAAGCCGGGTATCCACGGAATCCCCGTGGTCGCGCTTCTGCACTGCGGCAACGGTATGCGGGACGGCGTCGTCAAGTACGGCCTGACCAACTGGCGCGAGAACTCTGTCGCGGCCTCGGTCTATTACAACGCCGCTTTCCGGCACCTCGCCTCCTGGTGGGACGGGGAGCAAGAGGCCGAGGACTCCGGGGTGCATCACCTCGGGCACGTCATGGCCTGCTGCGCGATCCTGCTGGACGCCGAGGCCCAGGGCAACCTGATCGACGATCGCCCGAGCGTGCCCGGCAAGTTCTCCGAGATGGTCAAAGCGATGACCCAGACCACGGCTCCGCGTGAGCCGGGGGCGTGTGGGGCGTCTGATCTCGGCCGGGACGCGGACGAGGCGGAAACGCTCGAACAGATCATGGGCGCGGATTGGCCCGCGGAATCGCCGTCCTGGGATGATTTCCCGGACTGGATGGATTTCTGCCGGACTATCCAGTTCGACGACGAGGGCGAACTGGACGAGGAGACTGCGGAGTGGCTGACTGCCACGGTCAACGCGATCCGGGGCGCGGAGAACGTAAGCCACGCCTGCGAAGAACTGGTTGAAGCGATACTCGCCACGAACGAGGAGCCGGGCTGGGACGACACCAGCGTCGAGCAGGACACGCAGATCGCGCAAGCACAGCAGGCCGAGCAGTCTGATCTGGGCCTGGCGGGCGGCATCGTGGACCATTTCGACGACGGGTTAGCCACCTTCCACCTCTCGGCCCCGGATACTGAGAAGCAGTTCGACGTGTCTATCCGCTTCGGGGTCACGCACCCGGAGATGCACGAGATCGTGACGCGGTTCCTCGCCGGGGACCTAGCGCAGAAACACATGGCCGTGTTCAACAACGCACGGACGCACATCGGCTCGTTCCAGACCTCCCTCTACAAGCAGTCCGACCGGACCCGTCTCGCCTTCTACCTGGAAGCCTACGGCAGCGGGGCCGAGTTCCCCCTGACTGAGATGGACAACATCCTCAAAGCTGCGGGCTTGTCCTGGTAATGAGCGAACACGCCCGCCTCTCACCCTCTGGCGCGCACCGTTGGATTCGGTGCCCTGGCTCTGTCGCGCTCTGCGACGAGATCGGGGAACGTGACTCCAGCGAGTTCGCGGCAGAGGGCACGGTGGCGCACCATATCCGGGAGATGTGCCTGGAGTTCGACCTGGAGCCGCACGTTTTCGTGGGCCAGGTGATGTCGGCAGACGGCTACACCTTCACCGTCACCGAGGACATGGCGGACAATCTGGTGCCGGGCATCGAGTTCGTGCGCGAGCAGCCGGGCCGGGTTGTCAACGAATACCGGGTCTCGTTTGACCGCTGGCTGCCGGAGCAATTCGGCACGCTCGACGTGGGGATCATCTCTCCCCGGCGGGTCATCATCAACGACCTGAAATACGGGGCAGGGATGCCCGTGTCGGCCTATCAGAACGAGCAACTTATGACCTACGCGCTCGGGTTCTGGGACAACGTGGCGCGGCACGAAACAGACGCAACTGACTTTCTCCTGGTGGTCGATCAGCCCCGTGCCCGTGCGACCAGCGCGGTCATCGAGGACTTTGACGACGACGAGGACGATGGGGACACCGAGCAGGTGCCGCAGTGGGGAGGTGAGTGGAAGGTCACGCTGGACGAGTTGCTGGCGTTTGGAGAGAAGCTGAAAACAGCCTACGACCTCGCCACCTCCCCCGACGCTTGGCTCCGCGCTGGCGAGAAGCAGTGCCAGTTCTGCCCGGCCAAGGGCATCTGCGAAGAATACGCCCGCTGGTCGATGACGCACCTCCAGCTTGAGTTGCACGACCTGGACCCGGACGTGATCTCCCTCAAGGACCACGGCGAGTTCACCCCGCAGCAGCGGAGCAACGCGGCGCTCAACGCCGACCGCGTGCGGGCCTGGCTCAAGGCGGTACACGCCCAGGTGATGAACGACGCCAAGGCCGGACGGCCAACGCCCGGCGCGAAACTGGTGGTCGGCAAGCAAGGCCCCCGCAAGTGGGCAGACCCAGAAGCCGCCGAAGCGTTCGTTCTGGAGCATTTGGATTTTGAATCGGCCTTCACCGATCCTGCGCTGATTTCCCCGGCGCAGTTCGAGAAGGTCAAAACGGTCCCCAAGGACGTGAAGCAATCCGTGAACGACTACACGGTTCGCTCCGAGGGAAAGTTGGCGCTCGTTGGCGCTGACGATAGGCGGCCCGGTTACGACCTGGCCGACGAGTTCGATGACGACTAACCCACGTCTTGAATTTCACCTTTTGGGTTAAAAACCGCGAAAACGGCAAACGTAAAACGCAAAAAACGAAGGACGAAAACTATGGCTGATAAAGACCCCCGCCGCGTGTATCTCAAGGATGTGCGTCTCTCCTACCCGCACCTTCACAAGCGGCAGAAAGCCAACGAAGATGCGGACCCCAAGTTCTCCGCGTCTTTCCTGATCGACCCCACCACCAAGATCGGCAAGGAAAACATCAAGAAGATCGAAGCCGCGATCGAGGCTGCCAAAGAGCAGGCTGGTTTCGGTGACAAGATCAAGTTCAAGGACAACCGCGTCTGCTTCTTCGACGGCAACGAGAACACCGACGATGAGGGCGAGGTCAAAGCGGGCTATGAGGACGTGATGGTCATCAAGGCCAGCAATCCCGACAATTTCCGCCTGCTGACACGCAAGAAAACCGAGGTCGATCCCGACAATTCGCCGTTCTACGGCGGTTGCTACGTTGAAGCGATGCTGGGCCTCTATGGCACCAAGAAGGGCGGCGCGCCCGGCATCTTCGCCTCTCTCGACGGCGTGCGGTTCTGGGACGACGGCGACGCCTTCGGCAAAGCCCAGATCGGTGACGACGAGTGGGACGACGACGAGGGCGATGACGACGACGATGATGACCTCTTGGGGTGATCTGAGTTTCACCTTTTAGGTGAATACGGGCGGGTGAGGTACAGCCGCCCATACGCCCGGCCCCCGCGAGTTTGTCAGGTTTCGCGCGGGGGCCGGGTCTTACCAACAGGAGGCGCACATGGCAGAGGATGAAACAGCCCACGACGGCTGGGAGAGAGTGGTCTACGCCGGAGATGTAGACAGTTGCGGCCATTGCCCGGTCTGCTTCGATGTTGACTATGCCGATTGCCCGTGCCCCGGCCCGACGATGGACGGCTACGAGTACACCGTGTTCGGCGGCGATCTCTACGCCCGGCCAGTTATCCGGGGGATGCTTGAATGAGTTTCCCGTTCGGCTGGCAGCATTTCCAACCAGATGACGCGGAGCCGGTAAACGGCGTTTTCGCGGCCTACCTCGGCAAGATCGCCTTGTCCGTGCAGCAGGTGCCCCACCGCCCGATCCTCCACCTCGATTTCGAGACCTGGTCCGAGTGCGAACTGCCAAAGACCGGCGCGTCCGTCTACGCCCGGCACGAGACCACCGAGGTCCTTATGCTCGCCTACGGCTGGGCAGAGGGCGAGATCAAGCAGTGGCTCCCCGTCCTGGGTGAGCCTATGCCGGACGATCTCAAGGCCGCCCTGGCCGATCCAAGCATTACCCTGGCGGCATGGAACGCCCCGTTTGAATCAAACATCTTCGAGCATACGCTGGGCATGGACATCCCCGTCGAGCGGTGGCTGGACGTGATGGCGCTGTCCTATTCTCTGTCGCTGCCGGGCAAGCTGTCCAAGTGCGGCGAGGTCGTCGGGCTGGGTGAGGACCAGAAGAAGATGGCGCGCGGGACCAACCTGGTCCGCAAATTCTGTATGCCCCGCAAGCCGTCCAAGTATAAGCCCTGGACCCGCTGCGACCACACGACCGACCCCGAGGACTGGCAGGAGTTCCTGGACTACAACATCCGGGACGTGGAAGCCGAGCGCGCGATCTACAAGCGTTTCAAAAAGTACCAGATGCCCGACCACGAGTGGAAGCTGTGGCACCTCGACCAGAAGATCAACAACGCCGGAATCCCGATCAACCTCAACGCCGTGAAAGCGGCGTTGAAGCTGTCGGAGTTCACGATCTCCCGGGACATGGCCGAACTGCGCAAGCTGACCGGCCTCGCCAACCCGAACTCAAACATGCAAATCCTGCCCTGGCTCAAGGACCACGGCTACAACTTTGACGACCTCAAGAAGGGCCACGTCGAGCGCGCAGCCAAGGCCGCCGCCGAGCGCGTCGAGGACGCCAAGGCCGCCGTGGAGATGTACGAGGGGCCGCTGGCGGACTACCTGCGGATGGTCCTGGTGGAGCCGGACGAACTGCTCAACCGGGTGCTGCAACTGCGTCTCCGCGTCTCGAAGGCGAGCGTCAAAAAATACCCTGCGCTCTGGGCCGCGACCGATCTGGACGGCAACCTTCGAGGCTGCCACCAGTTCGCCGGGGCAGGGCGCACCTGGCGCTGGTCGGGCCGCCGGTTCCAACCCCAGAACTTGCCCAAGCCGGACAAGTCGCTGGAGGACCGAATCCATGAGTGCGTCCACGACATCGAGCATCTGACGCCCGAGGAAATCTGGGCCAAGTACGACAACCCGATGGAGGTGCTGACCGCTGGCGTCCGCCCGGTCGTGCAAGCAGGCCCCGGCAAGCTGCTCCTCGACGCCGACTTGTCCGCGATCGAGAACGTGGTCCTCGGCTGGCTGGCCCAGGACGAGAAGATTCTGCGGGTGTTCTGGGAGAACCTGGACCCATACATCGACTTTGCCACGGACATGTTCAAGCTGCCCTACGACGAGATCGCGGCCCGCGTGAAGGCCGGGGACAAGAGCATGAGGACCACCGCGAAGCCGGGGGTTCTGGGCTGCGGCTACATGCTCGGCGCGGGTGACGAGCGGGAGAACAAATCGACCGGCGAGATCGAGGCAACCGGCCTCCTGGGATACGCCTGGGCGATGCACGTCCCGCTGACGAAAGAGATGTCCAAGCTGTCGGTGGACACGTTCCGCTCCAAGTTCCACCGCGTCGTCGAGTTCTGGTACGAATTGGACGACGCCGTGCGCCGCGTCATCAAGACCGGAAAGCCCGAGCGCGTCGGCTATCTAACGATCGACATGAAGAAGCCGTTCTTGCGGATCGGGCTGCCGAGCGGGCGGTTCCTCCACTACATGCGGCCTGAGATTCAGCGCCGCAAGATGCCCTGGAAAGGTCGCAACGGCGAGCCGGTCTACAAGCCGCAGATCACCTACGAGAATATGGAGAACGGCCAGTGGCGGCGCGTGACCACGCACCCCGGCAAGCTGACCGAGAACGTGACCCAGGCCGTCGCACGCGACCTCCTGGCACACGGCATGACCCTGGCCGATGCCGAGGGCTACGACATCCGTATGCACGTCCACGACCAGATCGTCGCGCTTGAGGCCGAGGACATCGCAGAAGAACGCCTGGCCGGTCTGATCCGGTGCATGACGACCCGGCCCCCGTGGGCCGACGAGAAGATGCCGCTCAAGGCGGACGGCTTCACCTCCCCAATCTTCCTCAAGGACTAGGAGACAGAGATGTATGTGAAACACAAAAAGAGCGGCGGGACCTACAAGATCGTGGCCCTGCAAATCAAAGAGGACGACATGGGAATCCAGGTGGCCTACCAGGACGAGATGGGCTTGGTGTGGACCCGCCCGGCGGCCGAGTTCTTCGATGGCCGGTTCGAGGCGTACATCCCGCCAAAAGTGGCCCCGGACGGAGGGCTGGTCCATTGAGCGCCGAGATGTGGGTGAACGTGGCCGGTGTTGTCGGGATCGTCGTGTACTTCGGCATCCTCGGATTCCTTCTCTGGGAGGGCCGCGACAGTGACTAAGCCCCCCGAGGACGAACCCGCGATCTGGCTCAAGCAGGTCCCGAACGTGTATAACACCCGCCCCGGAATCTGGTCGCAGGAGGTGATCCCGCACCACCGCCCGGTGCGCCGGTCCCGCGTGCGCCCAACGGAGACCGTGGACGGCCCTACGCTGTCGCGGCTCCTCCTGGCGATCGAGATGATGCCGAACCCCGGGAAGCATTTCAAAGACCTGCCGGAACTCCAAGAGGTCTGCCTGGCCTACAGCGCGTTCCGCGACCGCGAGATGTTCGGAGGTGACGAATGAGCGCCAAGTGCGACATGGGCCGCCGCGAGTTCTACATCGAGGAGCAGGTGTGCAAGTACGCCAAGAGCCTCGGCTGGCGGCCCCGCAAGATGCAGTTCGTCGGTCGGCGCGGATGCCCCGACCGCTGGTTCAAGCGCGGCATGGGCCAGCTTCTCATCATCGAGTTCAAGGACCCGAACGGCAAGCTGTCTGTCGCGCAGAAGCGGGAGATCAACTGGCTGACGGCCAACGGCTTCGAGGTGCATGTCGTGGACACGATTCCGCAGGGCAAGGCGATCTTCGACGCCCACGAGCCGGAGGTAGAGGACGATGCAGATGCCGAGTCCTGACGCTGTTGTTCGCTGGCCCGACGGGACAGAGGCGACTTGGGAGGAGGTCGAGCGCGGGGAGTTCGACTGGATGTCCGACGACTACGAGATCGTTGAGACCTATGCCGACCCCGATTGCGAGGGCTGCGGGGGCGGCGATAAGGTGCCGCCCTTTGTCTACTGGCGCTGCCCGGTGTGCGACTCCGAGTGGGAGGACGAGATGCTGGACCCCCGGGTGATCGACGAGAAGGACTCCGATGCTTCACCGCTCTGATATGCACGGCTACCAGACCGATCTTGCGGGCCGGATAGAGGCCGATTTCGGCGTCAAGCCCGGCGCGCTCTTGGCGGTCGAGATGGCTCTGGGAAAGACCGTGACCACGGCCACCGCGATCCGGGCGCTGCTCGACACGCTCATGGTCCGCAAGGTCTTGATCGTCGCGCCTCTGCGCGTGGCGCAAAAGACGTGGCCCGACGAGTTCGAGAACTGGAGCCACCTTCGCCCGCTGCACTGGAAAAGCCTTTCCGGCAAGATCGGCCAGAAGGTGACGCCCAAGCAGCGCCTTGAATGGCTCCAGGAGTTCCTGGACGATCCGATGTCCGAGATCATGGTCATCAACCGGGAGAACGTCGTCTGGCTCTACAAGACGCTGCGGGAACTCAAGGTGGAGTGGCCGTTCGACGTGCTGGTTTACGACGAGAGCAGCCGCCTCAAAGAGGGCAAGAAGCGCACCGCGTCCATGAACCTCTCCGAGTTCGGCGTCTACTCCAAGGTCCGCAAGCACATGGACTACATCATCGAACTGACCGGGACGCCGACGCCGAACGGCCTGACCGATCTATGGGGGCAGCTTTACATCATCGACCAGGGCGAACGCCTGGGCCGGACAAAGACCGCCTTCCTGAATCGCTGGTTCGAGAGCGATTTCAAGGGCTGGAACTACACGGCCTACCCGCACTCCGAGGGCGAGATCATCGACCGGATTAGGGATGTGATGGTCTCGATGAAGGCTAGGGACTATGTGGCGCTGCCGCCCGTGATGACGATCCCCGACCTGCCGCCCCGGATCGTGGACCTCTCGTCCAAGCTGCTCAAGGACTACAAGCGGTTCGAGAAGGAACTGGCGTTGGAGGAGCATGACATCGAGGCCGTCAACAAGGGCGTCCTGACCTTCAAGCTGCTCCAGTACGCCAACGGCTCGGTCTACCGGACGGACGAGATGACCGAGGTGCGGGAGACGATCCCGATCCACGACCTCAAGGTGAACGAACTGGAGTCGATCGTCGCGGACACCGCCGGGGCGAACCTCCTGGTGGCCTACAGCTTCAAGTTCGACCTGGAGCGGATCAAGAAGAAGTTCCCCTACGCCCGAGAAGCGACGGAGCCGGGCGTCCTCGATGCCTGGAACGAGGGCAAGGTTCGGATGCTCCTGGCGCACCCGGCCTCGATCGGCCACGGCATGAACCTCCAGTACGGCGGCCACCATATTGTCTGGTTCGGCCTCAACGCCTCGCTGGAACTCTATCAGCAGTTCAACGCGCGCCTGGCCCGCCCCGGGCAGAAGGCGGAGCATGTGTTCATCCACCACATCCTGACGAACTCGACGTTCGACATGCGCCTGGTGGATGTGCTGGCCGACCGGGACGCGACTCAGGAGAGAATCACCGACGCGGTTAAGGCTCATCTGGGCGTTTAGTTGTCAAGAATTAACCCGGGCTTAACCCGGAGTTATCCACATATTCCCTCATAGCGCGAAAATCTGCTGTGGGGCGGTGTGGTTGGATGTGGTTTTTTCACCAGTTAAGACACTATATATTGTGTTTTTCTGTTGGCGAATCCCCCATATAGAGTACGTTAACTACCTATTCGGGAAATTGCAACCCATAGAATTGTTGACCTTGGGTGATCTTTCAACATATAGATGAAAGAGGTTAAATCACCCGTTAGGTAAAAGCGATGGCACAAGATTCAACAAAGGCGTTTGGGCTTCGACTGGCGCAAGCTGTCGAGGGGCACCCGCTGGCTCCTCCCACCCCGCACGGTAGGCAAAGCTGGCTCCGGCGCAAACTAGAAACCGAGGCCAAGTGTGTAGTATCGCCCAACACCATGAGCAAGTGGTTTGCCGGTGAGGCCAAACCCCGGAATGATAACGTCCAGAAACTCGCCAAGGTCTTGAGTGTGGATGAGGTTTGGCTGAATCTGGGCAGGCGGCCAACGCAGAAGGCCAGGATCGTCCAGGAGAAGGCCACCAGCGCGTCTGGCGCGGTCCTCCTGGTTGCGGGTCTTGTCGAGATGAACGGCGGGCGCTTCTCTTTCCCCGGCGAGGATGATGCCTGGGACTTGAGCGTCAACATGGGCGGCACCCGTTTCACGGCGCTGGTCCAGGTCGCAAACGTCAGAGACGAGGACACCTACACCTGCGTCGTGCCGGAGCCGGTGGGCAGTTCGCGAATCCTCATGGTGATCCAGGAGCGCGGGCCGGAGGTCACGGGGACCGTGTGCGTCAACGTACTGGACGTGACCAACGTGGAACGGCAGTCGCTCGGCGGGTACTCCGTCGTCACGCTGCACCGGGAAAGCGGCCGCGTGTTCAAGGACGGCGGCGGCTCGATCGAGCCTCTGCGCGAATTTAGCGAGTTGGCCGCGCAAGACTAAGATTGAAGGCTATCCAACACCAAAAGAGGAATATTCATCCAATAGGTGAATATGTTGGATAACTGTTGGATAGCCCTGAAAAACGCTCAAAATAACTGATTTTAGGCAGTTCGATTCCGCCCCCGGGCACCATTTTCCAAGTTTCAGTTGAATAATCACCTATCGGCTACATATAAAATGGTGTAAATTCAGCGAGTTAGCTGATCTGCGGGTCTAAATCTTCCCTAAAATCGTCGTTCTGAGCAACAAAAATGTTGGATAACCGTTGGATGATCCTTGTACTTTCGGGTGAAATATCCAACTATCCAACGCTGAAAGGTGAATCCAACACTCAGGAGCAACAGGATGACCGCACTGACCGAACAGAAGATCAAGAAAGCCGCGCCCGAACCGAAAAAGTACCGGATGCCAGACGGCGCTGGTCTGTTCCTGGAGGTTCGACCGACCGGGGCGAAGGTTTTTGTGAAAGCCTACAGGTTCCGGGGCCAGCAGCGCATGGCTACCCTCGGGGAGTTCCCGGAGGTGAAGCTGGCAGACGCGCGCCTCGGAGCGGCAGAGATCAACACCAGGGTCAAGCGCGGCATCGACCCCCGGGACACCACGGCGATCCGCACGGACCGGAGGACAGGCCCCCGGAGAGCGGGCGAGGACGAGGAGGTCCCCGAGGAGCGCCGGGTCGAGGTGATCGCGGCCAAGTTCATCCGCAAGCGGATGCAGGAGGGGATCGCAGAGGCCACCTTGAACAAGTTGAACTGGAACCTCGGCAGCTTGGCGAACGGCGTGCTGCACGGTCGGGACATCGGCTCGATCAAGCCGCCCGAAATCCTGGCCCTGGTTGAGGGCGTCCAGGAGGAGGGCAAGATCGAGAAGGCCAAGGACATCCACCGCAAGCTGGGCCAGATGTTCGACTACTCGATCGCCCTGGGCCTGGTCGAGTGGAACCCTGCGCGGATGGTCACGCGGGCGGTCGTCAAGAAGAAGGGCGGCGAGCATCCCGGCCTGACGAGCGCCCGGGACGTGGGCGGCCTCATGCGGTCGATCCGGCTCTACCCCGACACGGCAGGCCAACAGACCCGCGCGGCGCTGCTGCTCTCGGCCTACACGTTCCTGCGGTCGCGGGAGTTGCGCGGCGCGCGCTGGAGCGAGATCGACCTGGACCTCGAACTCTGGACGGTGCCCAAAGATCGGATGAAGGGCCAGGTGGGGGACCACCTGGTTCCGCTGTCCCGGCAGGCGAAGGGAATCCTGGAGGCGATGGCGCTCTGCCGGGGAGACAACGACCTGGTGTTCCCGATGCCCCGATACCCGGATCGCTACATGTCCGAGAACACCTTGAACTCCGCGCTCCGGCGGCTCGGCTACGACACCCGCAAGGAACACTGCCACCACGGGTTCCGCACGACCTTCTCTACCACCATGAACGAGCAGGGCTGGAACCGGGACTGGATCGAGCGGCAGCTTGCGCACACGAGCAAGGACGAGGTGCGGGCGGCCTACAACAAGGCCCTCTATCTCGATGGCCGGAAAGAGATGATGCAAGCATACGCGGACTGGCTCGACGACGTGGCCGAGAACGCGAAATGATCTGAGGGGGAGATTGGGGACCGGGCTTGGGAGGAGCGACGACACCCGGTCCCCAGGTGCCACACAAGCGACATGACCATTCTCGCCTATATCGACTGCATATTCAACTTTTAGTTTGCCAATCACCTTTTGGGTGAATTACACTTGCCAGGAGGAGACGACTGCAAATGAACGACGACTTTGAGGACCTGCTTGGTCCGGCCCCAAAACAACCGAAAAAGCGAAAGCCCCGCGCCGCGAAACCGGCGTCGGGTAAACCTTCTGTGGGCGTCGTCGGTCGAGCCGACGCGGCGGTAGTCCAGGCGCTATACCAGCCGGTGAGCATCACGTTCCTTGCGGAGGTGCTGCAACGAGATCGAAAACTCGTCACCAAGCGACTCGCCAACCTTGCGCCGATCGCCCGGCACCGGGGCAACACTCCGCTCTACGATTTCCGGCAGGCTCTCGAATACCTCGTCACGCCCAAGATGAACGCTGCCGAGGCCATCAAGAAGATGGGCACCGATGATCTGCCCACCGCACTCCAGAAGGATGTCTGGGACGCAAAGCTGAAAGCCCAAAAGTGGGCCGCGCAGGCTGGCGATCTCTGGAAAACGGAGGACGTGCTGGAGGTCCTGGGCGAGACGTTCCAGCGCCTCAAGACCACGACCCAGCTTTGGATCGACCAGGTGTCGGAGGCGCACTCCCTCTCAACCGAGGTCCGGGCAGAGTTGACGACGATGGTGGACGCGCTCCAGCACGATCTGCACCGCTCGCTCGTCGAGATGCCCGAGAAACGTGCCACACTATCGCAGCTTGGCGAGATTGAAGGAACCGACCTCGATGACTTCTAAGTTCAAATGCCCCAAGTGCGGCGCGATCAGCGGGGACGACTGGTCACACTGCATCGGCCACTGCCCGATGCCGATGTCCCCGTACCACGACCCGCGCTCCGAGCGGGACCGCATCGAGGTCGCGTTGATCGCGGAATCGGGGGTGACGGCAGAGGAGATCAAGTTGCAACGCGAGACTTGCTGCTGCGGGAACCCGGTCGAGGGCCACGGCTACGACCTGGGCCACGGCCCCGTCTCGATGTGGGACTACGCGGTCCAGTGCCGGATGGATGCCCAGGATGACTAGATTCCAGACACTAGAGGACATGGTGCTGGCGACTGCGGAGGCGGTACGCCCACCCGAGCGTCTGAGCGTGGCCGAGGCCGCCGAGAAGTACAGATACATCAACAACCCCGGCAGCTACGTCGGCAAGTACAAGAACAGCGCCACGCCCTACCTTGTCGAGCCAATGGAGATGCTGACCTCCCTCGACTTTACGCAAATGGTGTTCGTCGGTCCGGCGCAGTGCGGCAAATCTGACATGAGCCTCAACTGGTCGTCCTACTCCGCGATCTGTGATCCGGCAGATTTCATGCACATCGACAAATCGCAGTCCTCCGCCCGCGACTGGTATCAGCGCCGGGTCGAGAAACTGTACCGGGACAACCCCGAAATTCGCGACCGGCTCCTGCCCGGCAAGCACAACCAGTCAACGTACTCCAGCCGGTTCACGTCCGGGATGCTCTACACGCTTTCCTGGCCCACGGTGAACGAACTGTCGGGCAAGCCGATCGGACGGCTCTGGCTGGCGGACTACGACCGGATGCCCGAGGACATCGGCGGCGAGGGTTCCGCCTTCGACCTGGCTGTCCAGCGTATGAAAACATTCGGGCGGTTCGGCATGTGCGCCGCCGAGTCCTCGCCCTCTCGGATCACCGAGAACAGCCGGTGGATGCCGTCCTCTCCGCACCAGGCTCCGCCGACGACCGGCATCCTGGCTCTCTATAACCGGGGAGACCGGCGGCGCTGGTACTGGCCCTGCCTTTCCTGCGGGCAGCCCTTCGAGCCGGATTTCAGCCTGTTCGAGTGGAACACCGACACCGACGATCTCCTGGCAGCCGCCGAGGAGGTGGTCATGCGGTGCCCACACTGCAATCACGCCTACCGTGACAGCAACCACGACGAGTCCGACACCCCCGGCAAGCGCGGGATGAACCAGCGCGGCTTCTGGCTCCGGGACGGCGAGAAGATGGACATGGAAACCGGCGAGATCGTCGGGACGCCCATGCGATCCCGGATGGCGTCCTTCTGGCTCAAAGGTCCGGCGGCGGCGTTCGCTGACTGGACCGACATGACGCACAAGTACCTCAAGGCCATCCAGGAGTTCGAGAACACCGGCTCCGAGGAGGCCCTGAAAACCACGGTCAACACCGACCAGGGCTTGCCCTACCTCCCCGCCGGGATCGAGTCCGAGCGGTTGCCGGAGGAACTGAAAGCCCGCGCCCAGGCCCGCCTCGGTGAGCGAGTGGTGCCCGAGGATGTCCGTTTCCTGGTGGCGTCGGTGGACGTGCAGAAAAGCCGGTTCGAGGTCCAGGTCCACGGTATCCGGCCCCACGGCGATGTCGTGGTGATCGACCGCTTCAAGATCAGAAAGTCCAAGCGGGTCGATGAGGACGGAGACCCGTATCCCCTGAATCCGGCGGCCTACGTCGAGGACTGGTATCAGCTTGTCGATCTGGTCCTAAAGGCCGAGTACGAACTTGGCGATGAGAGCGGGCGGCGTATGCAGATACGGATGCTCTGCTGTGACTCCGGCGGCTCGGCAGGTGTGACCGCGAACGCTTACGAGTTCTGGCGGCAGCTTCGCGCGGACGGAAAGAACTATCACCGCCGGGTGCAGCTTCTCAAGGGCGGCACGACCGCCTCCGCGCCCCTGGTGCGGATCGACTACCCCAACGCGGAGCGGAAAGACCGGCGCGCCTCGGCACGCGGCGAGGTCCCGGTGCTTATGATTAACACCAACCAGGCGAAGGACATGGTGAACAACATGCTCGCCCGGGAGGAGCCGGGCGGCGGGATGGTGTTTTTCCCCGAGTGGCTACCGGACTGGTGGTACGTCGAACTCTGCGCAGAGACCAAGACCGGCAAGGGCTGGGTCAACCCGGCCAAGAGCCGCAACGAAAGCTGGGACCTCCTCGTCTACGCCTTGGCGCTCTGCCACTCCAGCCGGATCAGGATGCAGCATATCGACTGGTCAGCCCCTCCATCTTGGGCCGAGGAATGGGACGACAACGACATGGTGTATGGAGATACCAACAAACGGTTTGAAATTCACCCGAAAGGTGAATATAGTCTACGCACGCTCGCTGAGAAGCTAGGCTAGGAGACCGACTTGACTCTTGCAGAACAACTTGCGGACGCGAAAGCCCAATATCACTTGCTGGTAACGGGCCAACAGGCGCGCGTCTACGTCGATCAGAACGGCGAGCGTGTCGAGTACACCGCCGCGAATCGGCAAGCATTGCTCGCCTACATTCAGCGCCTCGAAAACCAGGTCGGGAGCGTCAATCCCGGCCCAATGCGGGTTCTTATGTAATGCTGGATCGCGAATCCCACTATCTCCTGGGCGATCTGGATGATGCAAATCTCCCTTCCGCCGCACCCGCTGAGTCTGCCCTAGTCGGCGGCGCTTTCGACGCGGCCAGCCGCAACGAGCGGACCCTGGCCCTCTGGCACCCGACGCTCCGCTCGGCGGACCTCGACATCGTGCCCGCGAAGGGCCAGCTTGACGCACGCGCCCGAGACGTTCTGCGGAACGATAGCTATGTGCGCGGCGGCCAGGTCATCCACCAAGACAACATCGTCGGCGGCCTGTACGCGCTCAACGCGAAGCCCATGACACGCATCCTGGGTGGCGAGTTCGACGAGACCTGGGCCGACGAGTTCCAGGAGGAGGTCGAGCAGCGGTTCACGCTCTGGGCGGAAAGCCCCGACAATTGGGTGGACTCCTCCCGCAATAACACATTCACGGAACTGGTTCGCCTGGCAGTCGGCACGCATGTCGCTTGCGGCGAGGTCCTGGCCTCGGTCGAGTGGATGCGCGGCGGCCTTGGCCGCTCGTTCCAGACGGCGATCCAGATGATCGACACGGACAGGCTCTCCTCGCCTCCGCAGTACCTCAACGACCCGAACCTCGTGGCCGGGATCGAAAAGGACCGCTACGGCGCGGCCAAGCGGTATCACATCCGCGTGGCGCACCCGAGCGACTGGCGGAACATGAACAACCACCGCTGGCGCGCGGTCAACGCACGCAAGCCGTGGGGCCGCCTCCAGATCATCCACATCTTCGAGCAGTTCCGACCCGACCAGACGCGCGGTATCGCGGCGATGGTCTCGGCGCTCAAGGAAATGCGGATCACCAAGCAGTTCCGGGACGTGACGCTCCAGAACGCGGTGGTCAACGCGACATACGCGGCGGCGATCGAATCCGATCTGCCATCGGTTGAGGCTTTCGCCACCCTGGGCGGCACGGACTCCCCCGGCCAGGCCCTCGGTGAGTACGTCGAACAGTACCTCGGCCAGATCGCGGACTACTCCGGCGGCGCGAAGAACCTCCAGCTTGACGGCGTGAAGATTCCGCACCTGTTCCCGGGCACCAAGTTGAACATGATGCCCGCCGGGAAGGGCGGCCCGCTGGGCCAGGAGTTCGAGCAATCGCTTCTGCGCTACATCGCGGCGTCCCTCGGCGTCTCTTACGAGCAGCTATCGCACGACTACAGCAAAACCAACTACTCCAGCGCCCGGGCCGCGATGAGCGAGACCTGGAAGCGGATGAACGCGCTCAAGCGTACCGTCGCGGACCGCTTTGCCTCCTCGATCTACCGGCTCTGGCTGGAGGAAGCGGTCAACAAGGGCATGATCTCGTCTCTGCCCCGGCAGGCCCGCGACCCGAATTGGCTCTATGACGCGCAGCGTTTCGACGCGCTCTCCCATTGTGAGTGGCTCGGTGCCGCGAAAGGCCAGATCGACGAACTGAAAGAGACCCAGGCCGCCGTGCTGCGTCTCAAGTACAACCTCACCACCGAGGAGTACGAGATCGGGCGTCTCGGCCAGGACTGGCGCACCGTCAAGCGGCAGCGTGCCCGCGAGATGGCGATGGACGAGGAGTTGAACCTCACACCAGGGGACGACGGCGAGGCCGATGCACCCGGCTCCGTTGAAGGCGCAGCCCAAGTTGAGAGCGGAGAATCCGATGACTGATTTTGTAATCCCCAAGACTGACCTCTTGGTGGCGGCGGAAAGCCATGCCTGGGTCGAGGACATTTTTGCAGAGATGCTTTCCCCCGAGGCCCGGGCGAAAATCTCCAGCGCGCTCGACGACACCGACGAAGATGACGACTTTTTCCTGCTCGACTCCAGCCTGCGGCCCTACCGGGTCAAAGAGGGCGTCCTGACCATCGCGGTCAAAGGGATGCTCATGGCGAACCTGCCGTTCCAGCTTGGTTCGATGGCAACCGGATACGACTACATCACCCAGACTGTTATGCGCGGCGTGGCGGACCCTGACGTGAACGAGATCGTCATGGACATCAACTCACCCGGAGGCACGGTCCCGGGCTGCTTCGACTGCGCGGACGCCATTTACGCAGCGCGCGGCGTGAAGCCGATCCGGGCCGTTGCAAACGAGTTCGCATACTCGGCGGCCTACGCCATCGCCTCCAGCGCGGACACGATCGCCGTGGCGCGCACGGGCGGCGTTGGCTCGATCGGCGTGATGACAGCGCACATGGACATGACCGGGCGGCTTGCGGCCCAAGGGGTCAAGGTCACGCCGGTATTCGCCGGTAAGAACAAGGTGGACGGACAGCCCTATGTCCCTCTGACCGACGCCGCGAAAGCGCGGATGCAAGAACGTGTGGACGCGATCCACGACATTTTCGTTGCCACCGTGGCACGGAATCGGGGCATGGACGAGCAGGCGGTGCGTGACACCGAGGCTGCGACATTCATGGCCCAGCAAGCCGTCGATGGTGGTCTGGCCGATACGGTCGGGTCTCTCGGCACCCTGTCGGCCTACGCCGATCCCTCCCAACAAGATGAGGACGATGAAATGTCTACAAACGACAATTCGGCGGTCGATCAGGCCGCTCTCGATACTGCCGTGGCTGCTGCCGCAGCAGAGGCAACCGAGGCTGGTAAAGCCGAGGGAGCCAACGCAGAACGCGCCCGCGTTTCCGCGATCCTGGACAGCGAGGAAGCCAAGGTTCACCCCGAGGCCGCACGCCACGTTGCCCTGAATACGGACATGACCGCAGAGGCCGCTAAGGCGCTTCTGGCCGCCATGCCTGCCCCGACGAAAGCCGCCGCTCCCGCCGGTAAGCCTGCTGCCGCAGCGCCCGCCGACGCGACCGCCTTTGCTGCTGCGATGATGTCCACCGGAAACCCGGAACTCGGCGCAGCACCCACCGATGACGCCAACGATGACGAAACCAACGTCGTCGAGGGCATCTTTGCTTCGGCTGGCTTCAAAGCCGCCAAAGCGTAACCCCAGGGCACAGGAGACTCCAACATGCCTATTACACCTCAGAACGGTGATCTGACTGCGGGCCTTGCGGGCAAGTATTCAGAGACCATCAACCCCGCAGTGGATGCACTGCTGACCGGCGACTACCCGCAGGTTTTCTCCACGGATGAAACCGTGCTGACCACCCAGGACCTCGCGGCCCTGACCGTGGTTGGTTTCGACGGTAGCGGCAAAGTCGTACCGGCGAACAACACGACTGTCGCAGCGGTCGGCATCCTGGTCTACGCGACCGATACGACCGGCGGCGATGCTGTCGCGTCGATCTATCGCGGCGGCTGCTTCAACCCCGACCTCCTGGTCTGGGACGCGGCCTACAGCACGGACGCGCTGAAAGCCAAAGCCTTCGAGGGCGCACCTTCGCCCACGCAGATCATCATCCGCAAGATTCAGACCTTCACTCCGGTCTAAGCTGCTTCACCCAAATTTCACCTTCTGGGTGAATAGCCATGAGAGGATAACTAGATGGCACTCGACATTTACACCCCGATGGACCTGTACCAGGTCATGTTCGATGAGCGGCAGACCGTCCGCACGTCGGCGTGGCTGGACATGTTCTACCCCAACTCGCACATGTCCGAGCAGGAAGAAATCATGTTCGACAAGATCGACGCTACCCGCGAGATCGCGCCGTTCATGCTGCCGAACATGCCGGGCCGCCCGATCTACAAGGGCGTCGGTGAGCGGATTGAATCCTTCAAGCCCGCCTACACCAAACCCAAGGACGCGGTTCGTCCCGGTCAGGCCCTCAAGCTGCAACCCGGCGAACTGACAAAGCGTCTTGCGCTTATGACCCCCGAGGCCCGCTACAACAGCAAGGTCATCGAGATCACGGGTTTCCACCGTGACGCGATCACCCGCCTCTGGGAGTACATGGGCGCGCGCTCCGTCATCGACGGCTCGATCACGATCAACTACGCGGTTGACGCAGGCACGCCTGCTCAGGCCGTGACGATCGACTTTGGCCGCGATGCCGGTCACACGATCACCAAGGCGGGCGGTTCGCAGTGGGGTGACGCCGGTATCTCCGCGTGGGACGACATCCAGGCGTGGTACGATCTGGCTGCTTCTGCCGAGTTCGGCGCGGCTCCCACGGACATCCTCATGGGTTCCAAGGCATACGCTGCCTTTATGGCCGATGCAGATGTCCAGGCGAAGCTGAATAAGGACCTTCGCGGCAACGAGTCCGTGAACCTGAACCTCGGCCTGATCGAGAAAGACCCGCTGAACCCGTTCACGCTGGTTGGCGGCTTCGGCTCCGTCCGCGTGTGGCTGGTCTCCGGCATCGGCAACACCTTCAAGTCCAACGGCAGCACCGTTGACATCCTCAAGAAGAACGAGGTGCTTCTGGCATCCCGCGCTGTCAACGGTGTGAAGGCGTTCGGCGCGATCCTGGACGCGGCGGCTGACATCCAGCCCGCCGACATCTTCTCGAAGATGTGGGACGAGAACGACCCCTCCGCACGTTTCATCATGTCGCAGTCCGCGCCGCTGATGATCCCGGTCAACACCAACGCGACCGTGAAAGCGGTTCCGGTGTCGCTCTAAGCAACCCTGCTGCCCCGGCTTCACTGTCGGGGCAGCTTCACCTTTCGGCTAAAAGAGGAGCCAGAACATGAAATTGAAAGCAGTCAACGCGATATATCGCAAGGAAAAGGGCAAGCAGGTCCGGGTCGAACCGGGCACTGAGTTCGAGGCAACCGGCGATGAAGCCGATTACCTGATCGCCCAGAAAGCCGTCCTGGTCATCTCCGAGGAGAAGTCCAAGAAGGCCCCCGCGAAGAAGGACGCCAAGAAGGCGGAGACTCCCGCCGCGCCTGCCGCTGACGATGTAGTCACACCTGCTGCCGTCACAGGCGCAGACGGCACAGCAGACGACGACCCGCTGGGCTAATGTCTATCCGCGATCTCAGAAACCGTTCGCGCTTGTCGCTGCATACGGCCCTTTCGGTTCCCGCCGTGTACGTCGATCTCGATGTGCCGTCCAACACGGACTGCACGGTTCGAGTTCACGACCGTACCCAGGCTTTCGGGGACATGGCAGGATTCGACTATGCCCCGGCGGAGCGGATAATGACGGTTCCTGAGATCGTGGTACTCGCTGACGAGATTCAGCCTAAGCGCGGAATGATCTTCTCCCTCGCTGCCGATGAGGCATACGAGGTCGAGGTCGTCATGCCCCGCGACGGCATCACCATCACCACCCAAGTCACCCGCATGACGCAAGCCCGGATCACCGAACTTGCGCTGCCCCTGCCGGGGGCGGTGTGATGGGACTGGAGCCGCGTTTCAGCACGCAGGGCCTCGGCTATGTCGTGGCCGTGGAGGGCCTGGACGGCCTGGACCTGGCCGACGCGGCTGACAAGATCAAGACGCTGGCGAGCCGGGCGATCAACGCCACCGCGCGCCGCTACCGCACCGACGCGAGCCGGAAAATCCGCGAGCAGATCGCGTTCCCGGCCCGATACCTGGACAGCAAGGCGGATGGCCGTCTGCGCGTTCGCCAGCAAGCCAGTGCCGCTCGGCTAGAGGCAGCGATCGAAGGCCGGTTCGACCCGACCTCGCTGGCCCGGTTCGCCAAGGGCGCAAAGACCCACGGGCGCAAGGCCCCCCGGTTGGAGGTTGGCTCCGGCTCGACCACCCAGATCGGGCGGTCTTTCCTTATGAAGCTGCGGAACGACAACATCGGCCTGGCGATCCGGCTCAAGCCCGGTGAGACGATCCAGAACAAGAAGAAAATGGCGTCCTTCTCCCGGAAGGACAAGAACCTCTACCTGCTCTACGGCCCCTCGGTGAACCAGGTGTTCCGGCAAGTGGCCGATGATGTCGCGCCAGACGCGGCGGAGTGGCTTGAGGGCGAATTTTTGCGACTGACGGAGGCGCTGCTGTAATGGACCCTTTCCGACTCACGGTTCTCAAGGCGCTGACTGCGGCGCTTGAGGAGATCACGATCGCCAACGGCTACCAGTTCGACCTGGCCGGGGTGGTCTATCGCGGACGCCTGGTCCTCACCGAGGAGGACGGGTTGCCGTGCGTCACCATCAACGAACCTCCCCAGATGCCGGAGGATATGGCATCCCCGGAAGGCTCACCCGATTCCAAGGTCAACCTGACCGTTCTGATCCAGGGTTTTGTCCAAGACGACCGGACGCACCCGACCGACCCCGCTTACCGGCTCCTCGCTGACGTTCAAAAGCGTCTGGCAGTCGAGCGGTCAAAGACGCCCCCGGGGCGTCCTCAATCCCGAGGTTTCGACATTTTGGGCTTCGGAGAGCGCATCATGTCGCTCTCTGTCGGCCAGGGTGTCGTTCGCCCGCCAGACGCGGTTGTCTCTGACAATGCGTTTTTCTGGCTCCCCGTCACGCTAACATTCGTGGAGGACCGCGATGATCCGTTTGCGTGAATCAAAAATCACCTGTAAGGTGAACCTTAACCCTAAAGTGGAGACTTTCCTATGAGCAATCTCGTTCTGGGTCGCGGCGAAATTTACTTCGATCGCTTCGCGGCTGGCACCGAAAACAAGACCGGCGAACGGTATCTGGGGGCAACGCCCGCCTTTTCCGTATCCGGTGAAACGCAAGAACTGGAACACTTTTCCTCCGAGCGCGGCCTTCGCGTGAAGGACGAATCAGTGACCCTCCAGATCGACTTTACCGGCGCGCTGACGCTGGAGGACATCAACCAGGACAACCTGGCGCTGTTCTTCTTCGGCGCTGCGGAAAATGCCACCATCTCGGCAGCCGTTGGCGAGCAGGACGATCTGACGGTCAAGCAGGGCCTTTACTACCAGCTTGGCACGACTGCCGCGAAGCCCGAGGGTGTCGAGAACGTGACCAACGTGGTCGTCACCGGCCCCGCTGGCACGCCCACCTACGTCGCTGACACGGACTACACGGTCGATCTGACCCTTGGCCGCGTCTACATCATGCCTGGCGCAGGCATCGCGGACGACGCTGCGGTCGAGATCACCTACGACGTGGCGGCACAGACTCAGGAGCGCGTCTCCTCTGGTGCGTCCCTCGTGTCTGGTGCGCTGCGGTTCATCTCCTACAACGGCGTTGGCACCAACCGGAACTTCTACATGCCCAAAGTGACGCTCCGCCCCAACGGCGAGTTCGCGCTGAAAGGCGAGGAGTGGCAGAACTTCGGCCTCAACGTCGAAATCCTCCAGGCCGGTACGACACTCGAAAACCTCTACATCGCGGCGCGCGGGCAGACAACCTAAGCCCTGGGGAGGAGCGATAGATGGACCTCAAGTCCTTTCAACCAGCAACCCAAGAGGTTGCAATCCCGGGCGGCGGAACCTTCGCCGTCCGGGGCCTTGCGCTCGAAGATTTCACGATCCTCCTGCGCAAATACTACGAGCCTATGGCCGCCCTGTTCGACCAGTACCTCTCGGAGGCTGCGCTGGCGAAGGTGGACAAGGACACCGAAAACGCGCTCGGCCTGGCCGACATGAAGGGCGTCATCTTGAACGCTCTCACCGTCGCGCCCGGACTGATCGGGGACACCATCGCGCGTGCCGCCGACATGACCGAGGACACCCACCTGCCGCGCTTGCTGCCGATGGGAACCCAGATCGACGCGATGACCAAGATCGTCACGCTCACCCTCGAAGCGGAGGGCGGCGTGGAAAAGCTAATCGAGACGGTATCTACACTAGCGACCAGCCTGTCCACAGTGGCCGCAAACCGTCCTCGATAGATGAATGGGTCATGGGCCTGCGGGAGATGGCGTCTCTCCTACAGGCCCACGGCCACCCGGAGGCCCGGCAGTACCCTCTGCCGATGCTGTGGACCGAAACGAGGATTGTGCGGCAACGAGTGAACAGAGAGATGGCTAACCAGACGGCTCTCCAGCAACTCGCAATCGCTTCGGTCCTTTCTGAAAAGGCGCAAAAGGCTCTGTCCAAACGCCTCAAACAGTTGACGGAGACCTAAAATGGCGCAGCGAAATGTTGACCTTCTAATCCGCGCCCGAGACAACGCCTCCCGGGCGTTCAAGTCGGTCAACAGCGCACTCGACGAACTCGTCAACATCCAGGATACGGTGGCCTCCGGTGCGAGCCGGATGGACGCTGCCCTCGAAAAGAGCGGCGGGTCTGCTACGGCACTTGCCCGCGCCATCGGCAAGGATACCGCGCAGGAGGCCGAGAAGGCCGCCCAGGTGTTCGAGCGGATCGAGAAAACGGTCAACGAGTCCGAGCAAGCCTTCCAGCGCCAGCAGCGCACCCTCCTCGAAAGCAAGTCCGCCTACGACGCCCTCCAGGCCCAGGCAGAGTCCGCACGCCGGGCGATCGTAGACGCGGCCATCGCGGCACGCCAAAGCGGGGATGACCAGTCCAACGCCCGGCTCGAAGCCGCGCAGCAGGCGTACCGCGATCTCAACCGCGAGATCGACAAGACCGCCCCAAAACTCTCCAAGCAGGAGTCCCAGCTTGCGGACTCCGCCCAGGAACTCCAGCGGATCACCAACGCGGCCCGTGCGGCCACCCTTGCGCTCGGTGAGGTCTCACAGGCCAACCGGCGCGCCCAGGGGGTCACGGACCAAGGCGCACGGATCGGTGTGGCGAACCAGGCGGCGCAGCGCGGTATCGCGGCGCTCTCCAAAGCCGAGGACGAGGTTCGCAAGAAAGTCGCGGAGCGTGAAGAAGCCACCCGGCAAGCTGCCGCCGAGTACGCGCGGGGCAACGAGAACGCCGCCAAAGGCATCGCCCGTCTCTCTGCGGCGGAGCAGGACGTGGCCCGGGCTGTTCGCCAACGCGCAGCCGCCCAGGCCAACGCGAACGCCGCCAAAGGCATCGCCGGTCTCGTAGAGGCAGAGGCCCGGATCGCCCAGGCCCAGACCAACGGCGCACGCGCCGCCGACGCGGCAGCCCGTGCCCAAGCAACCCTGGCGGCCAGCTACGAACGCGGACGCGCTGCGGCCCGTGTCTCTGCCGGTGAGCAGGACAAGCTGGCGCAGTCTTTCCGGTCGGCCTTCACCGCAGCAGAGCGGACAGCTACGCCGATTCGGAAAATCGCCAACGAACTCGGACGCCTCGGCCCCGCCGCCGATCAGGGCGCGAACGGTGTACGGCGTTTGACCGGACAGATGACCAACGGGCGGCGCGTGTTTGCCGCCTTCTACGGAGACTCCCGCCGCGCGCTCTCACTTATGCAGCGTATGCGCGGCGAGGTGCTGTCGCTGACGGCCTCGTTCGTCGGCTTCTACGGCGTTTTCAATTTCGGCACGGGCATCCTGGAAGCGTTCCAGGAACTCGAAGCCGCCCAGAACCGCCTCGGCGCGGCCTTCGACCAGGACTACGGCCAAGTCAGCGCGGAACTGGAACGCCTCCAGAGCGAAGCGTCCCGGCTCGGGATCAGCTTCGATGTCCTGGCGGGCAACTTTTCCCGTTTCCTGATCTCAGGCCAGCAGGCCGGGCTGGAGACGGAGCAGCTTCGCACGATTTTCCGGCAGGTCTCGGAAGCGGGCCGGGTCCTCAAGCTGTCCAACGACCAGATTTCCGGGACGTTCAACGCGCTCACCCAGATCGCGGGCAAGGGCACGCTCCAGATGGAAGAACTTCGGCAGCAGTTGGGCGATCGCCTTCCTGGTGCCGTGGGCCTCCTGGCGAAGGCTTTGGGCTACGGCGAGAACGAACTGGCAGACTTCTACAAGGCAGTCGAGAACGGCCAGGTCGGGGCCGAGGAGGCGCTGGTCGCGCTCGGACAGGGTCTTGAGGACACATTCGGCGGGCAGCTTGACGACGCATTGGACTCCACCACCACCAAGATCGGCGCGCTCCAGAACCTCCTATTTGAGCGGAAGCTGACGGCGGCAAACTCCGGGTTCATCGCGGGCCTGGAAACGGCGATCGACGCGCTCAACGCCTTCCTGGAGAGCGACGACGGGGTCGAATACTTCGAGCGCATTGGCGCGGCCTTCGGGCAACTGTTTGAACTGCTCCCGGGCGTCATCGACAACATCGACCTCCTGATCGGCCTGTTCCAGGTCTTTGTCGGCTTCAAGGTCGGGCAAGTGGTCTCGGGCATTGCTGGGAGCATGGCTGGGCTGGGCGCTCAGACAGTCGGCAACCTGCGGGTCCAAGTGGCTCTCAACCGAGCCGTTGCGTCCTTCTCGCCCTCCGCTGCGGCGGCACTGCGCTCCACCACGGCGCTCGGCGCGGGTCTGCGCGGTCTCCGAGCCATCACCGCGACCCTGCTCGTCACATTCCGGGCGGCTTTCGCCTCGATCGGCGGGATCGTGGGTATCGCTGCGGCGGTCCTGACCTACTTTGCTTTTGACGCCATCGGCGCGGTGGACGAGGGGATGCAGAACCTCGACCGCACGATGGAGGACGCCGAGGATTCCATCGGCCAGGTTGCCAAGGCGTTCCGGGACGCAGGCGGAGACGCGGAAGGGTTCCGGCGTCGGCTGGACGAGATCAGCGAACTAGACCTTCAACTCGATCTGAAAAACGTCCGCGAAGGTATCCAGGCCCAGACCGAGGGCAACCGGGACGGAATCTCAGGGGTCATCAAAGAGGTGGAAGCCCTCAACCGGGCGATCTCCGAGACTGTGAAGGACGAAAAGGCGTTCCTCTACATGCGCCGCCTGACTGCTCAGTTCGATCGCGGAGAGATCAGCGCACGCGATCTCCGGGAAGGTATTGAGGACCTGTCCGCCCGCTTCTCCGAGGTCTCCGAGATCACCGGCTTGGACGATTTCATCGACTGGATCGACCAACTGGCGGAAGCCGAGACGGCGGCGGAGAAGCTGGAAGCGGAACTGGCGGTCATCAACGGCACGGCCACCGAGGCGCAAGAGGCCCTGGCAGGTCTGAAAGACGCGACCGACGACCTAGAGGGGGGCACCGACGCCGCGCGGAAACAGATGAAAGCCTTCGAGGGGGCCATGCGCGAACTCGGGGAGTTGATCCCCAGCGTGAACGAGAAACTGGAGGAGTTCGACGCGATCCGTGAGATCGAGGCGAATTTCAAGACGGCGATGGAAGCGGCGGACGCCTTCACCGACGCCGCCAAGCGCGCCGCCGCGATCGGCCAGGCGGTTGACCTGCGCAACCGCGCATACGACTCCTTGAACGACGAGGCCGTTTCCGGCTTTGACGGCACCGACGGCGCGAAGGTTGCCGCTTCGGTGATCCGCGAGTTCGAGGGTTTCCTGACCGTCCCGAAATGGGACGTAAACGCGCTTCGCGGAGGCTTCGGCACCGACACCTTCACGAACCCCGACGGCACATTCCAGCAGGTAACAGCAGACACGCGGTTCACCGAGGCAGACGCCGTGCGCGATCTCACGCGCCGCCTTAGAGACGAGTTCATGCCGCTGGCTCGCCAAGCTGCCGGTGGCGATCGCTTCGATTCATTCAATGCCCAGCAGCAGGCCGCGCTGACCTCGATCGCTTACAACTACGGCGAAATCCCTGACCGGATCGTGGAAGCCGTTCGCTCGGGGACCGCCGATGACATCGCCCAGGCGATCAAGGGCCTCGGTGGGGACAACAGCGGGACCAACCGGAACCGCCGGAACAAGGAAGCCGCGCTTTTCCGCTCCACGGCGGGCGTCGAGAACCGCATCGAGGAGGCCGTGGACGCAGAGGAGGAGGCCGCCGAGGCCGCCGAAAAGAAAGCCGAGAAGCAGAAAGAGTTCCGGCTGGGCCTCGACGAGGAGATCAGCAAGCAGGAGTTCCTGAATAGCCTGGAAGGCAAGCGCCTGATTGACGCCGAGGTGGCGAAAGCAATCCGGGAGGCCGAGGTCGAAGCCAAGAAGGTCGGCCTGGAACTGACCGAGGCCGAGCGGGCCGCAATCGAGAAAACCACCCGGGCCAAGTACGCCCAAGCCCAGGCCGACGAGGACCGCGAAGCCTCGCTGGAGAAAGCGCGTGCGCTGGAGGAAAAGGCAAACCTTCTCCAAGAGCGCCGCCGGTTCCTGATCGAGCAGATCACCGAACTCGAAGGGCAAGGCCGCCTCGTGGAGGCCGCCGGTCTGACCGAGGAACTGGACGGCGTCGAGGAGCAGCTTGAGTCTGCGATCGAGAAAGCCTTGGCCTTCTGGGAAGCGATGGGCGGAGAAGGTTCGGAGAAAGCGATCCAGGCCCTCCAGCAGACCCAAGAAGAACTCAAGCGGACAGAATCTACCGCCGTCACGACGGGCCGCCAGATCAACGACATGTTCGCGGACCGGATCACCAAGGCCATCGACTCCTTCTCCCAGCGTGTTGCTGCGGGCGAGGACGCGATCCAGGTGTTCAAGGATGAGTTCCTGAAAATGGCCGCCGACATCCTGATCGAACTTGGCCGCATGATTATCCGCCAGGCGATCTTCAACGCGCTCTCCAGCGCCTTCGGCGGCGGTGCCTCCGGGCAAGGCGGCGTCGGCGGTCTCGTGGCGGGCGGGATCAACAGCATCTTCGCCCACAACGGCGGCGTGGTCGGCACCTCGACCTTGCCCTCGGGCCGGTCAGTCAACCCGGCGATCTTCGCCAACGCTACCCGGTATCACTCCGGGGGCGTGGTCGGCTTCGCTCCCGACGAGTTCGGCGCGATCCTCAAGAAGAACGAGGAGGTCCTGACCGAGAGCGACCCGCGCCATCGCTTCAACGGCGGCGGCATGGGCGGCGGCAAGGACAGCGGCACCACGATCGTCAACACCTTCGACCCGGCTGACGTGCTTGCGGCGGCGCTCTCTGCGCCCTCCGGCCAGAAAATCCTGGTCAACACGATCCGAGGAAACAAGACCCAGATCAAGGCGGCAATCGGATGAGCGCGAAGATTAGAAACGACCGGATCGCCGTGACCCGCCCCAATTGGGCGCGGGATGTCGGGGTCGAGTACACCTTCAAGACCCGGGTTTTCACGTCGCGGGACGGCACAGAGACCCGGGAGGCCCTACGCCAGTCGGCGCGGGTTGCCCTCAAGTTCTCGACCACGTTGACCCGGCCCAAGATGGCCCGTCACGTTGCCGATCTGCGGAAGGGACTCGATGTGCCTTTCGGGGTCCTGGCCGACTGGTTGCCTGCCTACACGGCTTCTGCCGTCACCGCCGGGGCCGCAACGATCCCGGTCGAGGAGACGCCGCTCTGGCTCGTGGCAGGCTGCCAGATCATTGTGACGACGGGCACGCACGAGGACCTGTTCACCGTGGACTCCGTGGCCTCGGATACCGTGACGATCAGCGGCACGACCTCGGTGGACTACCCGGCAAGGACTCGCGTGAGCCTGGCCTACACCGCCCGCCTGGCAGACAAGGTCGAGTTTAGCGCGGAGACGACTGGCGTGTGGACCGGCAACGTCCGCTACGACGCGGTGCCCGGCACCGGCCAGGAGACCTACGGCGCGGCTGGCGCTGACACGTTCGAGGGCGAGGAGATTCTGCTGCTCCGCCCCAACTGGTCCGATCGGCCCCGCATCACGTTCCTCCAGGAGCGCGAAGAATTTGACCCCGGCATGGGCCGCAACCTGGTGTCCGCTCCCGAGCAGGCCGACCATTTCAGCGCCCGCTACAATTTTACCGGGATCACCGCCACCAAGGCCGACACGCTTATCAGCTTTTTCATGCGCCACCGGGGGCGTCGGAACTCTTTCTGGTGCCCGATCTGGGCGCGGGACATTGAGCCGTCCGCCACATCCACGGGCAGCGCCTTGACCTTCCAGGTGGACGGCTCGGATTTCCGGGACGCCTACGACGCGCACCCGGTCTACCAGGCGATGATCGCCATCTGGGACGACGGCACCTGGCAGGCGAACCGCGTCACCGCGATCACCGGCACCACGGACTCGATCGTCGAGTTCGGCGCGGCCTGGGATCAGGACATCACACCCGACACCAACATTCTCTGGCTGCTCAACTGCCGGTTCGAGAGCGACGTTCTCGATGTTCGCTGGCTGACCGACACCGTCTGCGAAACCTCGCTGCCGGTCCGCAGCCTCTTTGCACCAGCGGGGGCATAATGGCACTCACCGAATACGAAAACAGCACCCAGCGCGGCCAGCCGGTTGAACTTTTCCAGTTCATCTACGGCGAGGTCGTCGGGCAGCACTACACCTACACCAACGCGGACCAGGACATCACGCACGACGGGATCGTCTACGCCGCCACGCCGATCGACCGGGACAAGATCACGACCAAGGGCAGGGGCGAGTCTGACGAGATCACGATCCAGGTGCCGCTCTACTCGGACATCTCAGAACTGTTTCGCATCTTTCCCCCCGGCCGCGTCGTCAGCGTCGTCGTGCGCCAGGGCCACGTCCCCAACCCGGACGACGCGGCGGAGTTCCTGGCCGGGGAGCAGTTCCCCGTGGTCTGGACAGGCCGCGTGCTGGAGAGCCGCCGCAATGGCCCGAACGCCGATCTGTCCTGCGACAACAGCCAGGCCGGGATGAAGCGCGTCGGGCTGCGGCTCCACTACCAATGGTCCTGCCCGTTGGCGCTCTACTCGTCGCGCTGCGGTGCCGACAAAGAGGCCGCAAAGACCACCACGACCGCCACGGCCTCCGCGAACCAGATGACCTTCGCCCCCGGGTGGAACGGGGCGATCGACCCGATCAACTACATCGGCGGCCTGGTCGAGTGGGAAGGCACCGAGGGGCGCGAGTACCGGACGATCTACCGGATCGTGGACTCGACCACCGTGGTCCTCAACGCCGTGCCCCACGGCTTCGTAAACGGCAGCGCGATCGACGTTTTCCTGGGCTGCCCGCACACGATCAGCGGGTGTCGGACCCTCCACAACAACGCGCCGAACTACGGCGGGCATCACCTGATCCCGCTTATGAACCCCGTCGGCAAGAACAACCACACATAGGAGCGCGCCGTGCCAATACCTTTCGTCACCCAACTCCTGATCGGCATCGCCCTCAACGTGGCGGGCTATCTGCTCATGCCCAAGCCGAAAACGGCGAAGCCGGAGGCAGCGAAAGAGCAGGAGCGGCAGACTGCGGAGAGCGGCAAGCCGATCACGGTGGTCTTTGGCTCACTGACGATCGAGTCCAGCAACCTCGTCGGGGAGTTCGACAAAGAGATGCTGACCCGGGAAGTCAGCGCCGGGGGCAAAAAGTGACCCGGCTCCTGACCATCCAGGACTGCCGAGACGCTGGGTTCTGCATCAACCCAGGCGTCAAAGAGGCGTGCAAGCTGCACGGCGTAGATTTCCGCCAGTTGGTCCGCGAAGGCGTGCCCCTGGAGAGCGTAGAAAACATCGACGATGTCTCCGTCCAGCGGGCGGTCAGCATCGCAAAAGCGAGGATCGAGAAAAATGGGTAAAAAAGGCGGAACGCGCCCGGTATTCGACTACCACTACAGCCTGGACTACGGACTGTGCCACGGCCCGATCGACCACCTCAACAAGGTCTGGATCAAGGACAAGCAAATCCTCTGCGACATCGTGGATCGCCGGACCGACTACGAGATTTACCTGCCCGAACTGTTCGGCGGGGACGACGCGGAGGGCGGAACCCACGGCACGATCGAGGTCTATACCGGCGAGGCGGATCAGTATTCCTCGGCGGAACTGGCGGCGCGGGGCGGTTCGACCGTCGGCCAGACGCCCGGCTACCGCAATCTCTGCCATCTCTTTTTCCGGGGCCTTCGGGACTCCGCGTCCGAGGCGGCCACGGCGGCGGCCCTTGGTGACGGCATCGCGCAAAACATCTACAAGAAGCGCCTGCCCACGGCCCCGCCGGAGGGATACCCGACTGCGCAGATCGGTTGGCGCTGGATCAGCAACAACCCGTACATGCCGACGATGAAAGCCAACGTGACCCGCTTGCCGGGTGCGGAGGACGACCCGTACCGGGCGATCTGGCCGCTTGGCGCGACCTTCGGGTCCGTCTCCGAGGAGGTGTCGAACACCGAGCCGCAGACGCTCGGCGTGATCCGCGACGACAACGGGCAAGGTGTAGACCTGACGGCCCCGGGCACGATTATCGACCTCCTGGAGCAGGGTGCTACTCAGGAACAGATCGACGCCGGGGACGTGCTAATGGCGGTAGACTGGACCGTGGTGCTGCGCTCCTGGGACGCCCAAACTGGCGGCGCGGGAACAGCAACCACCAGCGTCCGCTTCTACGACGCCATCCCGACGACCTGGGACCAGACTCCCGATGACGAGATCGCCCCGCTGCCGGGCGAGGCGTCGGACGTGACCGTGACTGAGAATATCACGCTCGACGACGACACCCGTGACGGCTACGAGGGCACCACGCAGAGCCAGATCGCACAACTGACGGCCCCTCCAGGCGCGCGGTATGTGCAGATCGCGGCCAGCTACGACGCGCCGAGCAGCTACCGGGTCTCTGCCGTGGGCACCTTCACCGTGGCGATCGGTGTGCCGCTGCCCACGGCAGGCGCGGAGCCGGAGCAATACCTTCTGCCGACCGGGGAGTTCCGTGTTGTGGACGGAGGCGGCGTGGAGGTTCAAGATGTCCCGCCGTGGTTCCTGGGCACCGTGGTCGATCTCTTTGACCTGGGATTCACTCAGGAGGAAATCGACGCCGGGGCCGCCCGAGTGGCGCAACTCCTGGTCGTGGACGAGGCTGGGGAGACGATCCCGGCGCTCGACGACGACCTGGACACTCAGACTTTCCAGTTCATCGAGTTCCACACCGTTGAGCCGGTCAACTACTACGACGCCAACTCCACGACGGACTTTGGCTACGTCAACGAACCACACCAGACCACGTTTACGCTCCCCTCCATCCTGGAGAACGACATCGACGTGACGACGACCAAGGTTCCGGCGTTCGCCCGGTACGTCCAGTTCCGCATGGGCTACACGCCCGCTGTTGGCCGGACGTTCAACGCCCGGTTCGCGGGCTACCAGGTCCTCCGGCAGGGCTACACCGCGCACTGGTGTCTGCCCGACCAGACCCTCGGCCCGCTCCCGGACGCCAACCCGGCGCACATTATCTGGGAGTGCATGGTCAACCGGGATTGGGGCAAGTCTACGCCGGTTGCCCTCATGGATACAGCCTCGTTCGATGCTTGCGCCGAGGTGCTTTACAACGAGCGTATGGGCATGTCGATCGGCTGGTTCCAGCAGTCGAGCATCGAGGATTTCATCCAGGACGTGCTGGATCACATCCAGGCGTTTTTCTACTTTGATCCCGGCACCTCGCTTTGGACGCTCAAGTTGCTCCGAGATGACTATGATGTGGGGTCCCTCAAGACCCTGGACGAGACCAATTGCATTGCGACGAACCGGAAGCGCCGCCTTTGGGGCGAGACGATCAACGAGATCGTGGTCAGCTACACCGACCCCAACACCGAGAAGGCGTCCACGGTCAGCGCGCAGAACTTGGCGAACATCGCCATCCAGGGCAGCATTATCTCCGAGACCCGGGACTACCACGGATTCCGCAACCCCGACATCGCGCAAGTGGTGGCAGAGCGGGACGTGGCCGAGGCGGGCTATCCGCTGTTCTCCTGCGAGGTCGAGGTGAACCGCTCCGAGTGGGACGCCCGGCCCGGTGATCTCCGCAAGTTCTCCTGGCCGGAGGACGGCATCGTCGAGATCATCGTCCGCGTGATGTCGGTGGACTACGGCAAGCCAACGGACCGGACGATCAAGCTGGAAGTCTCCGAGGATATGTTCTCGATCGAACACGCGCAGTATTCAGCGCCGCAGCGGACCGAGTGGACGAACCGTCTCAGCGGCCCGACGCCGCTGGAAGCCCAGGCTGCGATCACCGTGCCTCTGCCGTCGATCCTGTTGACCGGGGAGACTGTGTCGGATTGGGATGCAAACTACCCGAGCGTGCCCGTGGCACTGTTCGCGGACGACGACGGCGTCCGGCCCTCCAGCGTGGCCGTTCATGCGCCCGTCCAGAACGCCAACGGCTCCTCCAGCCGGGAGCGGATCGGCGCGGTCAACATCACTCTCTCCGGGCGGATCGGCACGCCCTGGGTGGCCGAGGCCGAGACCCGGCTGCCGCGCAACGTGATCGACGGGATCACTCGCACAGGCGCACGCGCTGGCGACTTTTTCATGCTCGGCGTGACCGACGCGGACTCCGAGTTGGTCATGCTGGACTCCCTGGACACAGCTACGGGCGAGTGGGTCGTGGCGCGCGGCATGTGGGACACCGTGCCCCGCGCCTGGCCCTCCGGCACGCGCTTGTGGCGTTTCAGCCTGACCGCCGCGAAACTCGACCCGGCTGTGCGGAACGCAGGCGAGACGGTCGAATACCTGCTTCTGCCTGTGACCCAGCTTGGCACCCTGGCCGAGGGCAGCGCGGACCCGCTGACCGCGACGTTCAACGAGCGGCCCTACGCGCCGTTCCGCCCCTCCAACTGCCAGGTTGACGGCAACGGGTTCGGGGACACGATCTACGACACCGAGCCTTACCCGACCGAGATCGTCGCAACCTGGAACACGCGGAACCGGACGACCGAGGACCAGGTCGCGCTGCGCTGGGACGACGCCAACGCCGCCGTGGAGTCCGGGCAGACGACCGTTCTCCGCATCCTCAACCGCGACGGCAGCGAACACGGTGAGATCACCGGCCTCACCGGGACCTCTCACACGATCGACACCTCGCTCCTGCCGCCCGCTGGGTCCGGCTACATCGAGTTCCTGTCTGAGCGGGACGGCATCCGTTCCGTCTACGGCGCGCGCCGCTACTTCGAGGTCGCGGTGGTGATCGGCTACGGCCAGGGCTACGGCCAGGACTACGGCGGGGAGGTCCCAGCGTGAGCCGAATCAAAATCATCTGGCAAAATTCAACCGAAAAGTTTACTCTAACCCAAAAGGGGATTCGACCATGAGTTTCACTAAAAACTACTCCGTCACCGAGTCGGTCTGGACTGTCATCGCGACGGAAAAGGCCACGGGCTTTGTCCAACTGTTGAGCGACGGGCCTGTGCTTGTCCAGGTGGCGCAAGCTGACCCGGGCGTGGGCAGCTTTGAAGGTGTCGAACTCTGGGACGGCGGCCTCCAAGAGGTTGCTTTCGAGGGCCTTGAGACGGGGGACAGCATATACGCCCGCTGCCGCCACGAGGAGACAAACGAGGTCGCGGTCGTACTGCCGGGGACGGCCCCAGCATGATTAGGCCCCTCCGGCGAGGCGGATACCGCGCCGCTAGGTTTGTAATGGGGTTCCCCGGCCTGGGGGTCCCCGGCGGCGATCCCGGCGGCGATCCCGGCGGCGATCCCGGCCCCAACGCGGGCCTGGTCAGTTCTACGCAATGGCGTATTAGCATGACAGATCGTTTCGACCCCGGTTTCATCCGGGCGGACCAGTTCATTCTCAGCAGCGCGGCGCAAGGTGCCCAACGCGCCCTCGATCCGCGGACGGGCACCGCCACTACGAACAGCCAGCGGGAGGGCGCTGCGTACGATGTCTCCAACGCCTTCAACGGCGAGCCTGCCGGGGACGGCTGGTCCTCCGTTAACGCCCCTTCGGGGGCCGTGACGGTAGATTTCACGTTCATTGAGCCGCAGGCCATTGTCGAGGTCGAGTTCCAATTCGTAAGCTCATCTTTCGCCGTCGGGGCGTATGAAATCCAAGCCTTCACAGGTGGCTCTTGGACAACTGTTTTCTCTGAGTCTGGTCTGACAACCGGGGACTTCTTGGTAGGGCACCGGACCGTCACGACGCAACCCTACGTCGCGCAACCTTTCCGGCTGGCGAGCAAGACGCATACGTTCAACAACTCGACTGTCGAGATGGCCGTCGCGTACCCCGAGGGCATCCAAAAAGACGACCTTCTGGTGCTGATGGTGATGAACGACCAGTCCAGCGGCAACGTCTCAGTAGACCCCACAATCGCGGGGGGTGATGCCGGTTTCGTCGAGGTGGCATCGAAATTCGGCAATGCCGTGATGTACTCCGTCTGGGCCAAGGCGGCCAACGGTGACGAGGAAGGCACCTTTAACGTGCAGGGCGCAGCTAATTGGTATTGGGAAAAGCACGCTTACCTCTACCGCCTGCCGGGCGCGCAGTCCAAGGCCCCCGCACCGCCCGTTTTCTTCGACGCAGACACGGATGGCGGAACGCAGTTGAACGTGACCTCGATCACCACCACGGTTGACGGGGCGATAGTTCTCGCCCCTGCGGCTTACGACGACGGTACGGGCGATCCCTGGACCATCGTGGATGTGAGCGGCTACGGCTGGTACTACGAGGACAACGACACCCCACTCACCAGCAACGCCGGTTGCTCGGCTGCGGTCGCGCGGCTTGACCAGGAGACGGCTGGCCCGACCGGCGCGGTTAGGCTTGCTACCTCAGACGCAGACGGCAAAGTGGGCGGCGTGTTCGCCTTCTACCCGATGCAAGGTGTCGAGGTCGAAGCGTCGTCTATCGGCTATGGCGTCAATTACGGAAACGACTATGGAGGATCAGCATAATGGCTGGCGAACGCACACTACCCGGTCTCAATCTGACCGCTTTTTGGAATCTCGGAGACGACACCTGGAAAGACGGGATGGACACCAACATCCGGTCCCTCTCTGCGCTGGTGCAGCCCTACGTCCTGTCGATCCAGGCCACCGAGCCTGGCAGCCCGGTGGATGGGGAAATCTACCTCTCCTCCGGCACCTGGGGCTTGGGCAGCGCGAACGACATCATGGTCCGCGACAACGCGGCCTGGGTCCCGATCACCCCGGCGGAAGGCTGGGAGGTCTTTAACCGCGCCACCGACGAGAAGCTGCGGTTCGACGGCACGAATTGGGTCTCTGCGGCTCCCGCTGCTGCTGGTATCAGCGTCATCGAGGATGGCGCGGCGGATCGTGTGGTCTCAAATTCCGACCTGGCCGGGAATGTGGTCGTCGAGCGCGCCCTCAACACCGCGCAAACCGTCACCGTAAACTCCGGGCTTACCGGCACCGAACCCGTGACCATCATCGTCACCGGCACCGGCCAGTTGACCTTCGCGGCGGGTGTCGGCGTGACGATCAACAGCGCGGGCGGCATCCTGACCGTCAGCACCCAATACACGGCGGTCACGTTGATCCCAACGGGGTCCGACGTTTACCACCTCATCGGCGCAGTGGACGCAGCATAAGATGGCAACTGGAACATGGTACGCGCCGATGGTCGGCTCAATCGAGGGCTGGGCCGCAGGTGGTGCCGGAGCCGGGACACCGGGCGCGCACCGCTACTGGCGCGTCCTGACAACCGAACTGCAAAACCTGGCCTTCCTCACGATCGCGGAGTTGGAAATGCGGCCCTCAATCGGCGGCGCGGACCTGGCCGACCCGCTGAACTACATCGAGGGGACTCACCACACGACCGCCGACGGATCGCTGGCGTTCGATAGCGATCCCGCAACCTGGTGGCGCTACGAACTCCCGGGAGGTGTGCCCGGAGCGGACGCCTGGGTCGGCCAGGATTTCGGAGCGGGCAACGAGGCCGAGGTTCAAGAGATCACGATCCAGGCCCGGACCAGCCCGAACCAGAACCAGTCCCCGCGTCAGTTCGCCGTCCAGTATTCCGATGACGGGACGAACTGGACGACCGCTTGGTCCGAGACCACGGGGAATTGGGTCACTGCGGGGGATATTCGGACGTTCACCGCGCCCTACGCCTAGCCGACCCGGGGCGAAATCATCGTGCTACCCGGCCTATAGACCTTCTCTGGCTGTGAATCACTTATTGGGTTATTATTGACCTAATAAGTGATTCCACTAGAGGTAGTCTCGATGATTCAGCTAGACAGAAAAGTGTTCTTCGCAGCGGTTCGTAAGAGCCTTTTCTGGGGAAAACTGACCCAGGCGCAGGTAGACGGCATGAACGACCTCCTGGATGTCTGGCAGGAGCGCGGCTCCGCCGATCCCCGGCACCTGGGCTACGCGCTCGCCACGGACTACCACGAGACCGGCTCGAAGATGCAGCCCGTCCGCGAAGGCTTCAAAACCACCGACAAAGCGGCCCGGGGCTGGGTCCAGCGCCACTACGGCCACAAAGGCCCCAAGTGGTACTGCTGGCCCCAGGGGCCGCACGGCCATGTCTACTACGGTCGCGGCGATGTCCAACTGACCTGGTACGAGAATTACCTGAAAATGGGCGAAATCCTCGGCCTGCCCCTGGCCGAGAAACCCGACATGGTTCTTCAATCAAAGGTCTCCAAGGCGGTCCTGATCGAGGGCATGTTGAACGGGGCCTCCCAGGACGGCGATTTCACCGGCAAGTCCTTGGAGGACTATTTCAACGACGAAGATGACGACCCGATCGGGGCGCGCCGGATCGTGAACGGCACCGACAAGGCCCAACTCATCGCCAGCTACTACGACGAGTTCATGGACGCGATCGACGTGGCCCTGGAAGCCTACGAGCAGGCCGACATGTTCGACCGCGAACACATCGAGGAGGAGAACCCGGTGAAGCTGCCGCCCAAGAGCGACGGCATCACCTGGGGCGCAGTCCTCTCGGCCACCACGGGCATCGGCGCAGCAGTCGGCGGATTGACCGAAAAGCTGTCCGGCCCCGCAGCCCTCGTCGCTATCGGCTTGATCGTCGTCGGCATCGCCCTGGTCGCAACTGGCCGCAAACGCATCCTCAGAGAGACCGGAGAGTAGAATGTCCAAGATCGCACGATTTACCCCTTTCGCCCGATACGCGCTCATCATCATGGCAACCAAGATGGTGTCCGGCGGGTTCCTGCCTGACACGATGGTCAACGTCCTCGCCTCTGATCCGGTTCTGGTCGAGTTCGTGGCCGGTCTGCTGCTCTACCTCGGGACGGGCATCTGGTACTACTGGAGCGCCGCCAAGAAGGCCCTCGACGAAAAGATCAACTAATGGGACTCGGCACTGTTTTTGGGCTGGTCTGGACTGTCCTCTCCCGGGGTTTCTCGGGCGGGGGCATTGCTGATACTGCGGACCGGATCATGGCCCGCCTGGTTGACCTGCGGGACGCGGAAACCGAGATCGAGAAGGCCCAGATCGAGCGGGACATCGTTCAACTGAAAGCGATCGCGGACCTCCAGAAACCCTCCTCCTCCAACTGGTTCTCGCCCATGATGATCGGGCAGTACCTCATCGTGATCCCGTTCGGCTTCTGGTGGGCTGGGGTCCACGTCGTCTCGATCATTAACGAGAACATCGGCACGACTTTCGTCATCCAGGACTTGCCGCCGCACATCTTCGACATGGCAACCTGGCTGATCCCGACCATCGTGGTTGGCACGATACTGGAGCGGCGCAAGTGAACATCCTCACCTTCCTGGACAAGCACAAGGGCACAGCGGCCCTCCTGGGTGGCTTTGTGTCCGTCACGGCTGGCGCTACCTGGTGGCTGGCGAAAGGGGGCGCAGTGGCGCTCACAACGTCCGTGATGGCCCTGTCTGACCCGGAGATCGCGGACACCCTCTCGGGGCTGCCGGAGTACCACGCGCGCGTCGAAGGCACCCTGGAGGATGTGCAACACACCCAGGCCGAGACCCACGCCGCGCTGCTACAGATCGCGGATTCCCTGGAGGCGCTGCGCCGGGAGACTCAGAAGGTCGTCGAATGGGCACCCGATCACAGTCAGCGCCTCACCGACGCGGTGGGCGGCTGCTACGCGGGCGAGGTCTGCACGGTGTACTTTCGGGGGCGTCGGACACAACCCGGGGCGGGCTGCGTCGTCCAGGCCCTCAAGCCGCGCCTGGTGCTGCCAGACGGTCGGGAGTTCCCGGTCAGATACGCCAAAGACAATCCGATCGTCCAGTTGACGACCAGCTTTGAGACGATCGAGTCCCGCATTATCGTCCCGGCATTTATCCCGGTCGGTCCGGCGGGGGTGGTGGTGTTGACGGTCTACGCCTCTTGCCCGTTCACGTCAGAAAACGAGACCGTCACACGCGAAACTTTCCGGCTCCTGATTCAGATCAAGCACCGGGGTTAGAGGGCCACCGTGTCCAGGTAGACCCTCATCATCCGCTTTTGAGGCTCGGTGCCGTCCGCCGCACTGGCGATCACGGCCTCGGCCATCACCTGATGATACCCGACGATCACCTGCGGCCTCTGCGCCGCTATCTCGGCCACGCCGTCGCACTGCATAAAGCTGGCAAAGACGCCCGCGTCTTGCCGCTCCCGGGCCAGGCGGGCGGCCTTAGCCGCGTAGTTCCGACCGATCTGGCAGTCCTCCCCCGTGTCGGCCTTCTGCGGCAGGAACACCTCAAGGCGGCTCTCCGCGTTCTCCCGCACGAACGGCAGGGACAGCATCGCCTCTCTCGGGTCCGCGTCCTTACGGCATTTCAGAGGTGAGAAGCTATAGCCGTAGTCGGTCGGGGCGCATATGATCGCTTGGTTGAGTTCTCCGGTGAAGGCGATCTGAATGGGGTCGCGCTGCGGCCCGAGTTCGACCCACCGCTGGCCCAAGTGGTGCAGCATGTGCGGCGCGTCGTAGTACCGCATGTAGTGGATGAACAGGGCGGCGTAGTTCTGCCCGGTCGTCTTGTCGAGTCTGTCATCTCCCGTAGGTTTGACCGCCCAAAGGTTAAGGGTTTGATCCGCGTTTTCGCGCACGAAGGGTAGGCGGAGGGTAGCTTTTCTCAAGTTCATAGTGCTGTCTCCTGCTCACTATACGGGGGGCCCATAGCGGTCCGTTCTATATTTCACAATGTTAAACAGCCTAATCTTTACGCGAAGTAAGTATGCAAAGACCGGGACGCTGCGCTACGTCTCAGACGCCCGTGCGCAAAAGCCGCCTGGCTGCTGCGACGAAACGCCCCGCCGCCTGCTGCGGCGTGTAGGACAGGATCGCCGCCGGGACAGCCCGGGCGTCCGGCATGTCCGGCCAGTCCCCGGACAGGGGTGAAATCAACAGGGCTTTCTCCGAGGAAGCAGTCACCCGGTCGTAGTAGTGGACGATCTCCGGCATGTCGAAGGGCAGGCCGAACCGGGCGGCGGTTTCCCGCCACCAGCGCGCCTCGATCTCCCGGTAGTCCGGCAGATACCGTTTGAGCGGCGCGATGATGTCCCGCAGCATGTACTCCGGCGCGTCGTGCATGAGGATCGCCCCGAGGTGCGCGACCTGCTGGATTCCGTCCTCCTCGGCAAAGTGGAGCGCCGTCAGGCAGTGCTGGGCCACGGACCAGGGCACCGCTGTCGCAGCGCCGCCGTAGCGCGTCTCTCGGGACAGTCCGGTTGCTACCTCCTCTAGGATGATGTCGTTGGAGGTCGGGTGCGTCATGCTTATCATGCGGCTGCCTGTCCAGGCCATGTCCGGCAAAAGGTTCTCGGCGGTGATCGCTGCTTGGGTGTTCACTGTGTCGCTCCAGTTGGCTTAGGAAAGAAGGTCTAGGATGTCCGCGTCGGACAGTTCCGGGGGTGTTGGGTAGATCAGGGCGGAGTCCATCCGCTCCGCCGCGATGTCGGCGTACATCGGGTCCATCTCGATCCCGACGAATTGGCGGCCCTCCTGGAGGGCGGCAACGCCGGTTGAACCTGCGCCCATGAACGGGTCGAGGACGGTATCGCCGGGCAGTGTGGAGTTCTGGATGTAGGTTGCCATAAGGTTCACCGGCTTCTCGGTCGGGTGCGCCTTCGGGCTGCTCACGTTGTCCCAATCGAGGGGGTGGGGGAACACATCGCCGGAACTACGGGTCCCGGCGTGGTTGATCGGGAAGGCTTTGCCTTTCCGCGCGAAGATCGTGTACTCCAGGTCCTTCATATACCAGCGGTTCGGCGTGGCATTGTTCTTGCGCCAGACCAGGATGTTGTGGACCTGGAATCCGGCCCGCGCGATCGACCCGAGAAGGTCCTTCTGCGCCAAGTTCAACACGTTGGTCATCAAGTACATGTGGGCGTTGCCCCGCAGCACGCGGTAGACCTCCGGCAGGTACTCGTCCGGCGAGATGTCGTTGTAGCCGAAAATCTTGCCGTCGTTCTTGGTCAGGATGCCGCTCGGGCGCTGGTGTTTGCCGCCCTTGTCCTGGTTCGACCCGCCTGAGATTGTTGGGTAGGGCGGGTCGAAAACCGCCGCGTCGATGCTGCCGCTTTCTATCCGAGAAAGCACGCTTATTGCGTCCCCGCAATAGAGTTCTGCCTGTGTTTTCATGTCCCGCTCCTCAAGTGCATGAGTCGTAAAGTTTCACATGAAAGATATAATTTCAACTAAAAAAGGAATTTCAGGCAAAAAGAGATACGGGCCGATCGTCAGATCAGGTTCTCTCGGGTCCGGCCCACCTCGCCGTGGTCGTGGTGGTAGGTGATGAGGGGTAGAGAGCGGCGGGAGCGGAAGGGGTTGCCCTGGTGCCACTCATCGCGCGGTGTGGGGGCCTCGTGGGTCTCCCAGGATGCTCCGCCCTCCTCGCCGCCGCCTGCGCTGTTGTGGTGGATGTGGAACCCGTGGGCGTAGCGGACCTTGGTGCGGCCCCACATCTGCGCACGGTCTGCGGCCATAACGCCGGGCATCTGCTTGATCTTGGTCTCGTGCCCGTGGGTCGCGCCGAGCATCGTGACGCCGTGCTCGTAGTACCAGAACAGCGAGGGGTCCAGGTCGATCGAGACGCGCTCCTCGTTGCGGAACCAGGCGGCCAGGTAGTGTGCGATCGCAACCGCGCTGTCCGGGTCATGGTTGCCCTTGAGGATTCGGACGACGACGTTCTCGTACTTCTGGAGGGCCAGTTCGACGTGGTAGACCAGCAGGTTCTCGGCCTCGGCCAACACAAGGTCGTATGGCTCCCCGACATCGAGCCGGTTGCCCGAGCCGCGCGTGGCCTGCATCGGGTCGTCCGCGTGCAAGAGATCGCCGCCCCCGAGGATCACGCCGGTCTTGGCGGCGGGGGACCGCTCGACCAGGAGCCGGAACAGCGACTTGTAGGTGGTGATGGCGCGCTCCAGGTTCCAATCCATCTGGGCGTTCAACGCGGAGGAGTGGAGGCCGATGTGGAGGTCCGGGAGGAGGTGGAGGTTGAGCAGCTTGGGGTCGAGGTTCTGCTGGGCGTAGGGGTCCATCGAGATCGGGGCGGCGGGTCCGGCGTAGGTCTCGGCGGCGCGCTTGGCGGCCTGGGTGATGATCTCGTCGGAGCGTTCGCCCTCTACCGTCTTGACCCATTTTTGGAGGACGTTGCCGTCGGCGTCGATCAAGGCAGATTCGCCTTTGACCCGGTGGCCCGCCAGGGCCTCGAAAACCTCGTCGGACTTGGCCCGCGCCGTCTTAATGCTCTGGGTAATCAGGTTGCCGTCTTTGTCGAACTGCTGGGTTCGGCTGGCGATCTCATGCCCGGGGAGTACGCCGCCCGGGGTGGTCTGGCCGAGGTCCCGCAGGAAGTATTTGAGCAGGCGGTTCGTGAAGGTATGGCGGGGCACTCCTAAAGCGGAGGCGGCTTTTGCCTGGTCGTTTCCAAAAGAGACGTATGCCTCATACGCCTCGATGCAGTGTTGCTCAAATTCCGACAACACCGGCTTGACCTGGTTTTCGCTCATGTCGCTCTCCGAATAAAAGGCGCTCCTCGGAGTCAGGATACACCTGAAAAGGGAATAGTACAATAAAAGGTGAAACTTAGCGCAGGAGCGTTCGACTTTCCCTGTCCTCGACCAAACTGCGGATGATCGCCGCGCGGTCTCTTACCGCCCAGGAGGGCAGCCTGCCGCTTATAGAGACCTTGTAGACCGGCACGCCTTCAAAGTAGATGAAATGGTGCTTCTTCTTCGTCACGATCTCTACCTCCAGCCCGGCCTTCTCGAAATGCTTCACAACGTCTCTGACTCCTTTGTTCACGACAACAGGTCCTCCACATCAATTTCGACTTCCTCCGGCTCGATCTTGGGCCGCATAAAGGACTCGATGGCGGCGGTGATCGCTGCGACCGAGTTGGCCCGGACACCTACGCCCCATTCTTTCGTGCGGTCCTGGCCCCGGACGATGGCCTGGAAGGCCGCCGGAGTTTTCAGATCGGCCTCGTAGCGGCTCACCCGGATCACGATCTCGTCCGCTCCGGCCTCGAAGGGCCAGGCGGTTTCGTCGTTGAGGTCGTCAGAAGGTAAAGATTTCGTGTTCATCGGATTCGGTCTCCTCAATGATATTCAGCAGGGCTTTGTAGGGGTCGCGGACGACGGCGCGGGTGTCGCAGACCTTGCCGCGATCCTGGGCGCTCTTGCGCAGCGAGAAGTAGTGGACGAGTTCCGGGACGCGGGGCGTCCGGCTGTCTTTCTCCTCGGTGACGGTCCAGCCGCGCTCCCGAACGATCCGGCTCACCTCTCCCGGCCACATCCCCGTGGCCTCGGCCAGGTCTTTGACCGAGCAGTCCCAGCCGACCGACTGGCCCTCCCGCCATATTCGAAACGCTTTTGCCTCCTCCCGGACTGAGATCATTAGAACGTCTCCTGGTCTGCGCGCGGTTCGTGGTCATACTGTCCGCTGGTCCGGCGCAGCGCGGCCTCCCGGGCCACCTTCTCTACGAGGGACCAAGCCGAGTTGCGCCGGGTGTGCCCTTCGATCGGGAACTCGGTGCAAAAATCCTTGACGAACCCGAGGGACGGAGAGGCGCGCTCCACGGCCTCGACCTTGTAGTCTGAGATGTCCGCCAATTTGCTGACGTTGACGATTTTCGATCCGGCGATGAGTTTGCCGTTCAATTTGATCTCGATGGTGAGCATTGGATTCCCTCTTGTGCTATTTGCCGTACAGCGCGCGGCGCGCGGTGGCGGATTGGGTGGTGATGGGAGCCAGGAAGGCCCCCATCCAGATCGCTTGGTAGAGCGTGAAAAAGGCGATCGGGTTCATCCCATCCCCAACGCTTCGCGGTACATTTCCAGGACGGCCTCCTCCTCGGAGATGTCGTCCGGGTTGCGCTTGCGCTCCGCGATGATCTTCATCATCACCTTGACATCGTAGCCGCGCGCCTTGGCCTCGGCCTTGACCTCTTTCTGCTGCTCCGCGATGTCTTTCTTCTCGACCTCCAGGCGCTCGAACCGCTCGATGAACTGGCGCAGTTCGTCCGCCGTCACGCGGTAGGTGGCGTCCCCGGAGTTGTGGCCCTGGCCGGGCGCATCGCCCAGGAGTTCTTCAACGTCGCTCATGCGAACACCTCCCGGATTGCGTGGTCGTAGGGGAGGACCTTCACGCCCGACGGTATCCCGGTGGGCAAAACGTCTCCGTGGTTCGTCAGGTGGAGCGCCCCGTCCTGGATCGCCTGGTTCGGGTGCCAGGGGTCAACGACATCGGTGCAGCCGAACGCGCGCATTAGCGCCTCGGCGTTCGTGGTTTTCCCGCAGCCCGCGGGGCCGTGTACGATTGCGGTTTTCATGCCAGACCCTCCGCGCGTGCCAGCTTCGCCAGGCTCTCCAGGCGCGTCTGCGGGGCCTTCTTGTGGGTCTTGGGGTTCTTGTGGCTGGTGGGGGCCTGGCGGAACCCGCGCGGGTGGCCGAGGTGGTTGGTGCCAGCGGCCTCCTGCATCGCCATGTGATGCAGCATCTTCTGGGTGGCGTTCGCTCCGCCGTGCAGCGGCAGGACGATCTTGCCGACGGACACTTTGGGCGCAAAGGCCGAGTACATTTTCTTGAGTAGATTCACTGTATATTCCTCTTTCAGGTGAATTTCTGGTTAAAAGCCGAGGTAATCAAAGACCTCGATCTGCATGGTCCCCTTCTCGGGGATCACGATGCTGTCGGGCCGGACGGAGTACCCTTCGGGGACGCCCCATACGGTCAGGGTATCCGGGCACGGCTCCGGCGAGCAGTGCGAGTTCCAGGTGTGATCGTAGACCAGGCGGAACCCGCCGATCTCGGTCTGCTCTGTCCACTCATTGCGCAGCGAAGGCTCAAAGCAGCTTTCGTTCGTCACGGTGATGTGGCCGACCAGCGGCTCGGTGCCGGTAGGCTCGAAAACCACGTTGCCGGAGACGCAATCCTCGCTCTGCGCCCGGGCTGGCCCGGTCCAGGCCACCAGCCCGACCAGGATGGAGAACGAGGTGAGGGCGATCTTCATCTTATGCCGCCGGTATTCCTCTTTCAGGTGAAATTTAAGCCGCATCTTGTTGGGCCTCCATCTCGTCGAGGTAGGTGTCCACGGCCATCGAGACGATGAACTCCGCGTGGCTCGTTCCCTCGGGCAGGATGTTCTCCAGCCACCGCTGGAACTCGTCTGTCTGGGCAGTGATCGCCGGGCGCAGCGCACCCACCGGACCGGCCAGGCGGCGTGGGTTGGGGTGTGCCTCGGAGGGCGTTTTCAGGCCGGGGGTATTCTTGATCTGTTCGCGGATACGGCCATCGCCCACGCCGATCTTCTCTGCGATCTGGAGGATCGTAAGGCCCTCATCGACCAGCTTGGCGATCACTTTTGCGCGCTCGGCCATTTCTTCGGGGGTTGCTCGCTTGTACGGTTTGCTCATGTGTTCCTCGCTCGATTCCGTGCTGTGTGCCCCTTTTCGTAGCCTCGTGATTCCCGGACTGTCAACTGAAAGGTGAATTTTGGCGGCAAAATACTTTTTCACCCAAAAGATGAAATACTGCTTGATCGTGGGGCCATATGTCCCTAACTATCCAAGTGCGACAACGAGAATCATCTCGGAAACTTAGGAGGCTCGCATGAAAGACACCGTTGAAACCAAGCGCAATCACAACCTGACCACACCGAGGGCGCTGGTCGAACTCGCGGAAACCGTAGGCTTGAGCAAGGCTGGCGCGTATCTCGGTCTGTCCTCGTCGGCTATCAGCACCAATATCGCGGAGCGGCAGTGCCGCATCGCCACGGAACTCGCCGCTCAGTACATCTTGGCGCAGCTTGAAGCGCCCGCCGCCGAGCCGGAGCCGGAGAACGTGCTGGTGGTTGCGTCAGTCGAGCCGGGCAAGCTGAAAGAGTTGTCCTCGTTCGCCGGATACCTGGGTGTCAAGCTGACCGAGGTGGCGGCATGAGTTGCCAGAACAAAGCAACCTTCCACGTCCAGCGTGGCTACAGTTTCCGCGAGATCGAAATACAGTGTGGCCGGACCGATCCCTGGGGCGGACGCGCGACCTGCGATAGCTGTTTCGACAACCAGGTAGAGATGGAGCGTATCAACGCGGCAGAGGCCAACATCAAGGCCGACAACGAAACCTCCCGTGCCTCCGGGCACGGTGACTACTGAGGACGGGAACATGGCCGCTGAAATCGCACGCTGCTCCCGGAGCGAACTGGAACTGTCGTTGGGCTGGTGCCTGGCAAACCACGACCTTGCGGACGACTCGATCGCCCGCTTTCACAAGGAACGCCTCGGCTGGGAGTTCGCCTACGACTTCTCCCGCGCCGGGTTCTTGACTATCACCGCGATCAACCCGGAGGTGCGGAAATGACCTACACGAAAGAACAGATCGTAGACCGGCAGACCCGCCTCCTGGCCGCGCTGGCCGAGGTTGCTGGCGGCAAAGGGTTCACCGACGGCGAGATCATGGGCGCGGCGCACACGCTGGCCCGCATGGACCTCGACCAGTTCCAGGCCGCATGGGACCGCCGCAAGAGCGATCTCCCGGACCACCTGCCGTTCATCGAGGGCCGGATCATCGGCAAGCTGCTCGACACGATCCTGGCCGACCCCAAACTAAAGATCGAGGTCTGGGACGAGGTGGAACTCGCGGTCGAGGCCACCCGTGACCGAGCAGCGATCGAGAAAGAGACCGGAGCCACCGGATCGACCTACTACCACGTCTTTCGCGGCAAGACGCGGCTCGGGTTCATCTGGCTTGTCCACGGCAACGTCGAGGATGTGATCTCCGACCTGACCGACACCCCGGAGATGCACGCCCTTATCGCCCCGGCGGTGCAGGTGGCCTACTCCATCGGAGAGGCCCCATGAACCACGACGAACTCAGGGCGGCCCGGGAATCTCTTGGGCTGTCCCCCGCCGAGGCCGCGCAGATGCTCGACCTGGCGGACACCAAGGCGATCTACCGCATGGAAAGCACGCCGGGGCACTCGACCCACCGACCGCCTGCTACCCGCGTTGTGCGGCTCTACAGGGCGTACCTGGCAGGCTACCGGCCCGATGACTGGCCCGAGCGTCTGTTGAACAAGACACCATTGCCCGAGGAGGCTCGCAAATGATTTACCTTTTTAGCTTCATATTCCCGTTCATCGGACCGCTCTTTGTTGGCCGGGTCGGGTTTTCGCTGCTCTCTCTGATCCTCATTGCGATCTCGATGGGGTGGCTTTGGCCCCTGATGTCCCTAATCAGCCTGTTCGTCGTCGCACAGGCGAAGGGTGATAGGCGGCACCGTAAGATGATGAACCGCCTGGATCGGAGGGGCCGATGAGCATCCGACCCGTGGCGATCCCGGTGATCGGGCCGACGATCGTGTCTGCCGACCCGCCGCCCGCTTCGGCCTTCTTCTACCCCGGCAGCCACATCCCGGAGACGGATAGCTGGCGGGTCCTCGAATACACCAAGTTTGCCTCCGCCTGGTCGGCACGGGATCGGGCAGCGGAGATCATCAACGCCGGGTTCAATCCGGGCGAAACAGAGGAGAAAGAATAGTGAGCAACCTATTTTTCCTAGAGCCAGCCCGGGTCGCGCCGCCAGAACCCCGGTGGGTCGAATACTACGGCCGCACATACGGCTTCTACGACATCGAGATCGACATGGTCGGCCCGGCTGCGGGGCAACTGCCCGACACCGTCCGGCACCGTCCGTCCGTGCTACCCGGGGAGGAGCCGCAGCCCTGGCGTAGGGGGTGGCCGCCCAAAGAGAAGCCCGGCGTTCTGTCCCGCATGGCCGGGGCGGTCCGCGAGTGCCTGGGGGCCTTCTGGTTCTGCCTGGTTTTCGCACGCCTTGTTCGTAACCTGAAAATGAAAAAGTCAACTGATAGGGGATTTCAAAAGTGAAAACCGAAAACGAAAATCGTTCCGGCAAAGGCCCGGAAAAGGTCCTCATGCCAAAGCTGCGCCCAGGCGAGGTCTACGGCAAATGGCTCGACCTCAAACTCCCCGACGATCCGGCTGGGTTCCTGGCTGAATCGCCGCTGGAGGACCTGCGCGTCTGCCTCGATGGCCTCACCGACATCTGCCACGGGGCCAGCCTCCGCGCCGGGTGGTGGCACGACGGAGACGGACTGCCCCACGACTTGCCGCACAACGTCCCGGTCAAGCTGTGCCTGATCCACTCGGAGATCAGCGAGGCGATGGAGGCGGACCGCAAGGGACTGGCCGACGACAAGCTGACCTACCGGCCCGGCATCGAGGTCGAACTGGCCGACGCGCTGATCCGCATCTTCGACCTGGCCGGGGCAATGGGCCTCGATCTACCGGGAGCCACCATCGACAAGCTGCGGTTCAACGCAGGCCGCGCCGATCACAAGCCCGAAAACCGCGCCGCGCCCGGCGGGAAGGCGTACTGAGAGGGAATCTGAAACATGAAAACCGAAAACGAAAATCGTCCCAGCAACGGCGGGGTGTACCCGAAATGAACCCAGACCACGACCAGATGGACAAAGAGGCGCGCACCTGGCGGGTCGTCTACACCGACAATCTCGCCCGGGAATCCGTGGCCGAAAAGGTCATCGTGGACGGCATCAACTACAGCCAGGCCGAGCGGATCACCGAAATCCTGAGAGAGGACTGCCCGAGCAGCGGCACGGCCTGGTTCGTTGTCCGCCACCGGATCGAGCGTATCTGGGGCGGCCTGGCCGAATTGGTCTGAAATCCGAAACGCAAAACCGAAAAACGGAATCGTTTTGGAAAATCGAAATCGAAAAACGGAATCGTTCCAAAAAAGGTGAAACGAAATGATAGATTCGAATCTCATGCGCGAAATCCAGCAGGAGGTTGAAGCGAACAGCCTGGACCTGGCGAAAACCGTGATGATGTCCGGGGTGCAGATCGTGCCCAGCGACATCCTACCGGGCGGAAAGCCGATCCTCCTGGTCCCGGTGGCAACCTACGAGAAGCTACGGGGGGAAACCAATGGGTCGTAGAGCCAAGTTGTGCGCCGTCGAGGGCTGCTGGGAGGAGGTCAGCCGCTTCTCCCTCGTCAAGCGGTGCGCCACCCACGACGACGAGTTCGAGCGGGAGAAGCAACTGGCCTTCGCCCGGTCCCGGGAAGGTCTCCGTCTGGCCCAGCTTGAGGAGTGCGAGACCGTCGAGGACCTGAAAGAGTTCGTCAAAGATCACCTCCTGGCCGACGAGTGACGAGGACCGGCCAGGGCCACAAAGTTGCCACAACCCCCGGTTATCCGGGGACAGATCGAGGAGAATAGACATGCACCCTGTCACCCAAGGAATCCTTTCTGTCGGCGTCCTAGCCCTGGTCGGGCTGGGCGGCTACGCGGTCGTCTACGGCGTCCCTCAGAAAGAGGAGCCGCAGACCGCCCTGGAGCGCCTGGAGCAGGCCACCGTGGCCGCTGACGAGGCTCTGTGCCGGATCAAGCTGTCACGGCCACCCGAGGCGTACAACGCCCAGGGGAAGCGCGAGCGGCTGGACTGCCTGCTCAAGAGCGCGGACTGAGGACCGGCCAGCCCTCCAAAGTTACAGACCAGGACCGGCCAGCCCTCCAAAGTTGCGCCGGGCCAGGACCGGCTAGACCTCCAAAGTTGTCGAGGACCGGCCAGGTCTCCAAAGTTTCCTATACACACACGCGCGCCCGCGTAGGCGCGTGCCCGCGCGCCCGCGTGTGCATGTGCGCCCGCGTAGGCCAGCGCGCCCGCGTGCATGGGCGCGCCCGGGATTCCTCTATTGGTCGCGCGGCTCCCCGGCTCCCGGTCCAGATCGACGGCTCCCGGCTCCCGGTCCAGATCGACGGC